TGGTCCTTTGATCTACTTCGGAGCAGATACGCGAACCCGCGTAAGCGCCCACACCACCCGCACCCACCACGGCGGCCCGATCTGCTGCGCCACCTTCCGCCAGTGTTGCAGGTCCACCCCCTGCCCAATCGCCTCCCGCGTTCCGTGTTCTGCCGGATCACTGCCGTCGCAAACGCCAGCACCTTCTCGGGATCCTTGGTGATCGCCTCGCGCATCTCAATCTCTGTGCTCCGCAGCAGGAACTCAGTCTCCGGCGGCAGGGCCTCCATCACCATCCACTGGTTCAAGCCCATCAGATCGGCCTCACGGGGGGGCAGGTCCCTAGGGACCAGTTGACGAACAGTAAGCGCGGATCGTGTTTTCGCAGTAGCTCAACGCACCGTTTGACATCCGCAATGCTCCGCAGCACCACGCATCCAGCGCTCCCCGGCGCTACGCCGTGGTTCTCGTCGTAGTGGATCCCAATGGCGCTTCGTTCCGTCTTGCCCGGCGCCTGGTAGTTGAGTCCCACCCACACCGGCCCCAGCCCCGGCCCCCACGTCGCGTTGTAGTTGTCCCGTCCGCTGGCCCACTCGATGTTCTCCACGCCCCAGCGGCCCTCCGGCAGCGGCTCCATGCTCTGCGCCCTGCTGTCTCGCCCTCGCCTGAACTTTTGCCGTCCCGGCGCCCCGCTTACCACCAGCAGATGCGCCATCGGGATGCTGTTCACCACAAACTCCAGCTTCAGCAGCTCTAGGCCACGGGGGTCAACCTGCCCCGTCCGCATCAGCGTCATGTGGTTGGGTAACCGCACTGGCACGGCTTGTTGTGCAGGAAGCCGCAACTGAGGCAACGTCTTGCCCGCCAGGCTTTCCCTTGCCTGCTTTAGTGCCTTCTGCACCTCGGCCACCTTTGCGCTGGCTCGATTGCCCGCAGAATCACCGTCGTAGAAGCCCTTGCCGTTGGCCATCGGGATGCTGGCCCACTCCTTCGCCAGCTCAAGCTGGGCATCCTCAAGGCTCACGTCCCCGCCCTGCAGGTAGTCCCGCAGCTTTGGCCGCTTCCCGCCCAGCAGCAGCGCTACCGCCAGCATGTCCTGGCCCTCAGGGTTGAACAGGTCAGACGGCAGCATCCCCGAGTCCCGTACTGCAATCTCCAGCGTGCTCGGGATAAATTGGTATCGGCCTACAGCGAAAATCCCCTCGTCACGCTGCAGGCTCCGTACTTGGCCGATGGTCAGCCGGTCAAGCCCCGGGTACCCACCAGGCGTGTCCCCGGCCCTTCCGCGGTTCACGCTGTTGTAGTTGCCTTCGCTCTGCGCGATCAGATCCAGCAGCGGCATCAGCCGGTCAAACAGGTTCATGCCCTTCGGCGCTGCAGGGCTTCCCTGCGCTCGCCACAGCTCGGTGAACTGTTGCTTCTGGGCATCGGTCATTGACTCCCACAGCGCCGAGAACGCCGCAAGCTGGTGGGGCGTGATCGTCCCAGTGCGGGCAATGTGCTCAGCAGCAGCACGGACAGAGGCGTAGGTCATCGGTCGTCCTCATTCAGCACATTGGTCGCCAGTGCCAGCGCATTAGTCGCCAGCCCTGCCCATGCACCTGCCGCCATATCCCTCGCCTCCCGGCACGCCTCGCCCCCGTCGTTGCCCATGCAGCTCAGCCAATCGGCCGAATACACCCCCGCACCAATGGCAAAGCCCGCCAGGCACGTCAGCAAAGCACCCGTGATCAGTCGGTAGCGCATCGCATGATCGGCGGTCCCCCTAGCTTGCCCATTCGCAACATGGGCTAACATTCGGCCATAACGCTGCCGTGATAACGTCCGTATGGCTTGCCGCGACGTCGTAGATACACGCGTTGAAGAAGCCATGGCCGCGTTAGCCATTGGCCAGAAGCGCGACATTTCCAAGCTGGAACGAAAGCTGTCCGAGAAGTGGGGAGTCTCCACCCGGCAGGTACGCCGTTATCTGGCAGTGGCCCGCGCCCGCTTGCGTCGTTCATGGGATGAGCAAGGCCCCGACATGGCTGCCCTTGTCTTCCAGGCATACACCGATCTCTACCGGCACGCCATGGAAAACAGCAAGGAGCCGCATCAGATCCAGAACGCACGCGCCATCCTTGACCGCATGACCGCCTTGGCTGGGCTCACCGGCACCTGATGGGGATCCTGAGCAAGCGGGAGGGCTCTATCCTTGTGCGCCCCGGTGACTCGGGCGGCCCCCGCTATCCCGGCACCGCAGAGCAGCTTCTGGCCGAGCTGCGGGACCAGCTTCAGGAAGGCGGCCAGCGTGAGCTATTTGACGATGACCACTCCACAGAGATTGGCGTTGTGGCTGGCTACGGCAGCGGCAAGACAACGGCCGACTGCTACAAGGCCATCAAGCTGGCCATGCAGAACCCAGGCCACGTTGGTGCTGTGCTGGAGCCCATCTACGGGATGCTGGAAGAAATCTGGTTCCCCAAGTTCGAGGAGGTCTTAGACCGTCACCGGATCCCCTTCACTTTCAGTCGAAAGTCGGATAGGCCCGAGCACGTCCTTCACCTTCCGACAGGGGATGCCACGGTTGCGGCCCGTGCCATGGAAGGCTGGCGGCGCATTGTTGGTCCTGACTGGGCCTGGGCCATTGGCGACGAATCAGACACCATCAAGACCAGCGAGGCCATCAAGGCATACAAGAAGATCACTGGCCGGATCCGTGTAGGCAACGTCCGGCAAGTGGTCATGACCAGCACGCCGGAGGGCTTCGGCTTTCACTATCAGACCTTCGGCAGTGAGGAGGCCGCCTCTGTCCCCGGTCGTCGCCTGATCCGCATGAGGTCGGACGATAACAAGTACCTGACGCCCGACTACTTCGAGCGGATGGAGCGCAACTACACGGTTGAGGAGCTGCGGGCCTACCGGGATGGCGTCTACGTCAACCTTGCTACTGGGAGCGTCTGGTACAAGTTCGATCGGGCCAAGCACGTCAGGCCCGTGGAGTACGACCCGACCGACAGCGAGACGCTGATCCTTGGCTGTGACTTCAACATCGGCAACACGAACGGGATCGTGCAGGTCAAGCGTGGGCCGGTGATGCTGACCATCGATGAGATCCGCACGCACGACACCGAGCAACTGTGCCAGGAGGTGCGCCGCCGCTATCCTCATGCCACGATCCACGGCTACCCAGACGCCTCAGGAGCCAACCGCAGCACCAACAGCACCCGCAGCGACACCAACATCCTTGCCGAGTACGGGATTGGCAACTACAGCCCCAAGGCGAACCCCCCTGTCAGGGATCGGGTCGCGGTGGGCAACAGCAGGCTTGAAAACGGCAAAGGCGAGGTGAACATCGTCATCGACCCGCGCTGTAAGGGGCTGATCCAAGACCTGGAGCGCCAGTGCTACGACGAGAAGGGCGAGCCGGACAAGGCGAACGGGAACGACCACCGGCCAGAGGCATGGAGCTACCCGCTGCACCGGATCTTCTCCACGGGCAAGCCGCTGGCGGGGCCGGTGCGCTCCGTCCGCGTCTACTGAGCGTTGCCCTTTGGCAAGTACAATGGCCCTGCCCACTGGACAGAGACCATGGACTTCGGCCTCGTCCGCTTCCTCCTCAAACTGGAGCGCACCGTCATGACCATCCTTGAACGCGTACAGCAACTGATCAACTTCCAAGCGCAGAAGGAGGCGCTGTACCTCGCGCAGATCGCAGACCTCCGTGGCCAGCTTGAGGTGGCACTGGGCAATGATGCTGCCGATGCTGCCCGCATCGAGGAGGCTCGCGCTGAGGCTGCTGCTGCGGTCGAGGCTGCTGCTCAGGCCCAGGCCCGTGCCGATAGCCTGCAGATGAAGGTGGACGAGGACATGGTGGAGGACGAGGCGGTGATTGCGCTGATCGACTCGGTGGTGTCGCCTGTCGAGCCGATGCCTGAGGAGGGGGCCTGATGCTTCCTCATCAGCAACGGGTGGTTGAGGAGCTGGACCAGCTCTCCGAAAGGCTGAGTCGCCTGTGCCACTTCTTTGACACCAGCACCTACTCCGACTTGTCAGAGGCAGAGAAAGCGCGCCTGCAAGCACAAGAGCATTTCATGCGGGGCTACCAGCTCATGCTTGAGTGCCGGATTGCTGCGTTTGAGCCGGAGGCGGCCTGATGGCGCTCATCTACCCACAAGAGGCATGGGAAAGGTTCGGGCCTGCCCCGATCCAGATTCACGATGCCAACGGCAAGCGTCTGATGAACGTCTGTGCATCAGATCCGCTGACCGGCGAGGTGATTCAGAACTGGCAGCCCGGCCTCTATGGCAAGGATGTGCCGCTGATCTTTCGGTGCTATGCGCTGTTGATGCGCTACCTGTGGAAGCGTTGGGGGATTGAGTCCGCAGGGGAGATCCCGAGGGTTCACTGGTTTGCTCCAGCGCCCCTGACCATCAAGCCTGCGGCCTGATGCGGTTCCGCATCCGCTAGGGTGGGTGCGTTGACTTTGGCCTTGCCCCCGAGTGATGACCGGGGGCTTTTTTGTGGGCTGTTGTTGATCGCGGTTCTATAGTGCGATCGCACCGGCTTGGGCCTGGGTCCCAAGCTGCCGCAGTAGCGGGCCTCTGCCTTAACGGGCAGGGGCTTCGTGCTATCAGGGCCAGCTATCTGGAAAATCCGGACGACTGATAGGCGCCGGCAACCTAGGCCACAGAGCTAGTGCCCATGGCCCGCCCCGTCGTCACCGGCCTCGGCCGCCGCCTCCCGATGCCCCGCAGCTTCGCCACGTTGAAGGGCAACGAGGCGTACCGGGTGGAGATCAGCGGGAACGCGCCGGAGCGCATCGAGATCCAGTACGTCCTCGAGCCGGAGAAAAGCAATGGCTAGGAAGTACACCAGGGATAACCGGGGCAGGTTCGCCAGCACGGGGGCAACCGCTAGAGGCGGGAGGCTCAAGACCGCAAGCGGGAATAAACGCAAGACGCAGACGATGAAGGCGGCAGGCGCTGGCGGGGCTGGCGTGATGAAGGGCGCCGTTAAGCGAAACCCGGGGGCGATGGCCAAACGCACTAGCGAGGCCATGAAGCCTGCGCCTGCGACGCCCATTGGGCGGAGCACTGGTCAACTACGAGGATTCAACCTGAACGGTGGTTCGTCAAATCCGTTTGCCCTTACGTCGGCAAATCCCCCCGCGTTCTTTGGCAACAAGAAAGCCGCTGCGGCTTTTGCCAAGAAGGCCGGTTGGAACGCTAAGGACGCGATGCCGGCAGCTAGCCGAATGTTTGACGGCTGGATTATTGGCCAGCAAACAGGCGTCAACTCCTGGCGCGTTTTGGCCAAGCGAGGTGGGTTCATTGATGGCCCTAGTCCCGGGTGGTACTAAGTGACGGGGCAAGCTAAGCCATGACGTATTCCTACGGCACGGACAAGGCCCGCATCCAGGCCAACATCACCACGGCCCGCACCCTTGAGGTCTGGCAGCCGGGGCAGGTGTGGGAGCGCATGGCCCCACGCTGGGAGCTGCCCGAGGCCCTGGCCGCTGGCACGATCTACCTGCAGCAGCAGGGTGAGCGGTGGCTGCCTAGGGAGCCTGAGGAGCAGGATGCCTCCTATGCCGTGCGGCTGGGCAACAGCATGTGCCCGCCGTACATGCTGCGGCTTGAGAACATGCTGGCGGGCCTGCTGTGCCGTCAGGCCATCCGGCTGGAAGACGTGCCCGACAACGTGCGGGAGCAGCTATTCAACGTTGACCTGCAGGGCAATGACTTGGATGCGTGGATGTACCAGCAGGCCAAGTTAATGATCAGGTATGGCCATATCGGCACGCTGGTGGACATGCCCCGCGATAGTGAGGACGAGGACAACCGGCCCTACTGGATCGGCTACACGCCCCGCGACATCCTGGGGTGGCGCACGGCCGTAGAAGGTGGCAGCCAGCGCATCACCGAGCTGCGCCTGCGGGAGGAGATCGTCCTGCCCTATGACCCCAGCGATGGGGTGGCATCGGCACGCTACGGGGAGGAGGCCGTGACCCAGATCAGGGTGCTGCGGCCCGGCAGCTTTGAGCTATGGCGCAGCAAGGGAGGGCGCACCCTCGACTTTGACATGGTGGATTCTGGCCCCACCACTCTGCAACAGATCCCCTTTGCCGTTGCGTATGCCAATCGCGTGGGCCTGCTGGAGAGCGTCCCGGCGCTTGAGGAGGTGGCATGGCTGAACCTTGCGGCCTACCGGCGGACCAGCGACCTGGCGAACCAGCTCCACATCGCGGCGGTGCCCAAGCTGTTCATCAAGGGCCTGCCCGGTGAGCCCGACAAGATCGACGGAGGCCCCAGCTTCGCCACGGCCATCCCGCTGGATGCAGAGCCCATCTACGTGGAGCCCCAAGGCACCAGCTACGCCTACCAGTTTCAGCATCTGGAGCTGCTGGAGAAGCAAATCAAGGAGCTGGGCCTCGCCACCGTCCACGGTGAAAAGGCCGTGGCCGAGAGTGGCCAGTCGAAGGAGATCAGCCGCAGCCAAGGCGACGGCACCCTGATGTCCATCGCCCTGCAACTGCAGGACATGATCGATTCTGCCCTCCGGTTCCACGGCGAGTACCTGGGCCTGGCGCCTGACGCGGTCGGCCGGTGCATGGTCAACACCGAGTTCACTGAGGTTACGCTGGATGCCACCGTTGGCAAGTTCCTCCACGAGCTGCGGACGGCAGGCGACATCACCCAGGAGACCATGCTGATCAGCCTCGCCGCACGCAAGTGTTTTTATGATGATTTCGATGTTGATCGTGAATTAGAGGAGACCGCGCAGCAGCAGGCCGAGATGCAGGCGCAGCGGGAGAAGGAGCTGAAAATGATGATGGAGGCTCAGCTCCCAGCAGCAGGTGGGAAGCCGCCAGCAGTTGGCCAACCTAGGCCGACGCCTGCACCCCCTGTCTGATCATGGCCCGTCGATATAGCCGCGATGCACGCGGCCGCTTCTCTGGTGGCGGCAGCGGAACTGCACCGCGCACGATGAAAACCAAGCTCGCCCGCACGGTGGCGCCGCAGGGGACGATCTCAAAGCGCAAGGCCAGCCGTGACGCCAACCGTGAGGCATACAAAGGCAAGGAGGAGATTGGCAACGTGGGGCCTTGGATCCTTCGCCAGCGCCCCCGCAGGCTTCCTGGCGGCCCCTTGGCCCCTGCCAAGTTGCGAGGCAATGCAGATGGCACCGCGAGCCCGATTGCAGCAGCAGGGAAACGGCGAAGGGGCGCCAGAACGCGGCGGGCAACCTAAGGCAACTCCCCAAGCCCCTGTCTAGTCATGGCCCGCAACTACAAACGAGACGCACGAGGACGCTTTGCAAGTGGTGGCGGGTCGTCTGGTGGTGGCGGGAAGAAGGCTGCCGGCAAGCCCAAGGTCACGGGTAAGGGCGCCGGAATGGGCGGCACAAAAAAGGGGCCTAATCTAAACCGCGACATTGGGCAAACGTCTAACCCTCGCGGCACTGTGGCGGCAGGATCTTTTAACAACCGCTCCAAGGTCAACAACAGGATCAAGTCCACCAGCCCGGCCAACGCATCCGGTAGAGAGCGCAGGCAGGAAGCACGTATTCTCGGTCAAGGCGCCGGTACCACCGTCAGACCTGCAGCGCCAAGGGCTGGCAAGGAAGTTGCGCCAAAAGCAAGGGCCAACGCCAAGCCCAGCGCGAAGAAGATGCCAAAAGCAACCAAGGCAAACGTAACCAAGAAAACCAAAAAGGTTTTCGGTGAGATCAACGCCAAGCGCGAGGCAATCCGGCAAGCTGACCCAGGCTCTAAAGGTCTTAAAAACCAAGCCATGAGCAAAAAGGCAGAGGCCGCCTTTGCCAAAACCAAGGAAGGGAAGCGGGAGAAGGCCCTTGGCCGCATGATGTTCAACCGCGAGCAAAACCGCGAGGCGACCATGTCAAGCGGCAGCGGTAACAAGGCGAAGCGTCGCGCCAAGGCGATGGGGCTCAAAATCACCAAAAGCCGCCCCAGCAGCAATAAGCGGGGAAAGTAGCGGCGGTCCCGGCACCCTCGGGCGCAGCAAACAGCATCCGCCCTACTGGCCGCCCGGGGCCGCGCAACAGCATCCGTCCCTACCGCCCGGCAACGCCGCGTGGTCGTGACCTACAGATCGACCGCCAGGCAAGGGCAGGCATTGAGCGCATCAAAGACGCTGGCCAGAAGCTGCGCGATGGCGTCAGCAAGGCGATGCCAAAGCTGAACAAGCTGAAGATGAAGCTCCAGCGCGACAATGCCCGCGCCATCATCGACCGTGGCAAGAAAGGTATTGATGGGGAGCTTGCCCGGATCGAGCTGAACACCATCGGCGGGAACATGGGCCGCAAAGCCATTCAACGCAGGCTTGCCCGTGCGGCAGAGGGCGTCAAGCGCGGCAGCAAGGTGGCGCAGAAGGCGCAGGGCATCTACATGAACCAGCTTGCAGGAGGCTGGCCGAAGGGGCCTAGCAAGGGGAAGAACAACGTGACGCCAGGGCCACGGAGTAAGGAAAAGCCGCCGAAGCGTAAGCGGAAGAAGAAGCCGTAGGGCAGCGGTATAATGATGGCGTTGTAGCGCCTTTGTTATGCCCCCCGAAGATCAGGAATTGACGGCCCCTGCTGTGTCGGCAGAAGAGGCGCGGGCAGAGGTCGAGCGTCTGCGGGCGAAGAACAAGGAGCTGCTGGATGAGAAGGCCAAGCTGAAGGACAAGGTGAAGGCCATCCCTGATGGGGTGGATGTTGCCGAGCTGCTGCGGTTCAAGGAGGAGACCGAGCGGCAAAAGCTGGAGAGTAAGGGGGACTACGACAAGGCCCGCCAGCAACTGCAGGAGCAGTACGACCGTGACATCAAGGCCCGTGATGCGCGGATTGCTGAGCTGGAAGCCAAGGTGCGCGACTTTGAGCTGATCACCCCTGCCGCGTCGGTGCTGGCCCAGGTGGTGCATGAGCCGCAAGACGTGTTCGCCACAGGGAGGCTGAAGCCCGAGATGATTGAGCCTGGCGATGATGGCCCGGTGGTGGTTGAGGGGCTGGCAAGGGTGCCGCTGGCCGAGTGGGCAAAGCAGAAGCTCCCGGCCTACATGCTGAAGGCACCGAAGCCGCAGGGTACCGGCGCACCGGCAGGTGGCAGCGGCAGCGTGCCTGGCGACATGGTGGCAGGGCAGAAGAACCCGTTTACGCGGGAGCACTTCAACCTCTCGGAGCAGCAGCGCATCTTCGTGAGCAACCCGGCGCTTTACCAACAGCTCAAGGCCGCCGCCGCGTCCGTCGCACGATGATCGTTGCGATTCCGAAAGAAGTGTGCTAACCATTGCGTTAGCGGAAAGGCTTGTGGCCCCGCGTCGGCTTGTGGCCACCTAACCCTTCTCCCGCAGAGGCATGGCCTTTCTGTATCGGTCTGATACTCAGATCCTCAACCCGTTCAGTGAGTACATCTCTGAACAGACCACCCTTCGTTCCCGCTTCATCACCTCCGGCCTCGTTGACACCAGCCCGGTGATCACCGAGAACATCCGCAAGGGCGACACTTTCCAGATCCCCAACTGGGCCGCCAACCTTCAAGGCGCCGTGCAGGTGCCTCAGGAAGGCGTGATGCTGGACGTCAACAAGCTGGGTTCCAACATCCAGCGTGGCGTCGTGCATCACCGGGCCAATGCTTGGGGCGCCTCCGAGCTGGCCAAGCTCGCTGTTGGTGCTGCCAACGACCCCATGGCCGCCATCGGCGCCAAGGTGGCCGACTGGGTGGCCAATAGCCAGCAGGCTGACCTTCTCGCCACCCTGCGGGGCCTCTACGGCATCCCTGGCACTTCGGTGTCCGGCTATGCCATGGCCAGCATGGTGATCGACGGTGGCGGCTCTGGTGAAACCGACTTCAGCGTGTCCCACGTCGTCCGTGGTGACCTGCGCCTCGGGGAGGATGCTGATGCCTACGGCATCCTGATCATCCATCCAGATGTCAACGCCTTCCTGAAGATCAGGGAGATGATCAACTACGTCCGCGCTGGTGAGCTTCCTGGCATCACCGCCTCCACCATCGCTGCCGGCAGCATCACTGCTTCCAATGCGGTGTTTGGTGACAGCTCCGGCCAGTTCGAGACCAACGACAAGCTGGTTCCGACCTTTGCTGGCAAGCGGGTGATCGTTTCGGATGATGCCCCTCGGACCGGCTCGCCCGGTTCCTACCGGTACATGAGTTATCTGGCCAAGCCCGGTGCCATCGGCCTCGGCTTCCAGGCTCCTGTCCGTACCGAGTCGGACCGGGACATCCTGACCAGCGGCGGTGAGGACGTGCTCAAGGTTCAGTGGGACTGCTGCATGCACCTGCTGGGCTCCAACTATGCCGGCCCGACCGGCAGCGGCGTCCCGACTGCCACTGAGCTGGCAGCCTCTACCAGTTGGACCAAGGTGTTCAACGACAAGAACATCCCCATGGTTGGGATCGTTCACACCTGCCCCGTTTTCTGAGGTAACTAACCATGGCTGGAATGTTTCACCTTGAGGACGGCGCCAGTCGCCGGATGCTCAACGGGCGGGTGCTGCTGGCAGCCTCTGATGCTGCTACCACGCTGACCGCTGCACAGTCGATCAACTCGGTCATCACGATGACCCCCACTGCTGGTCGTGCCGTCACCACTCCGGTGGCGGCCGACATCATCGCGGAGCTTTCTGAGTTCCGGGTTGGCAGCACCTGGGAGGTCACCATCGTGAACCTTGCGAGTGCTACCCATGCGATCACCTTCACCGCGGGCGCCACTGGCGTCACGGTGGTGGGTCTGGCGACTGTGGCTGCCAACACGTCTGCGACCTTCATTGGGCGCATGACCACGGCCACCACGATTGCCTTCTACCGGAAGTGATCGGATGGGCCTGACTGCTGCGAAGCGGTGGGCACAGGTGCGGGCCGCTGGGGGGCAACCTCCGGCGGCTTTGCCGTCTGTGAAGCCGCAGGAGGGTGAGCAACCTAAGCAAAGACGACCCCGTAAGCCGAAGGTGACCCGCGATGAAGATTGACGTGTTTGACATGGGGTTTGAGCACATCTCAGACACCGCAGCGCATACGGGGAACTTCTGCCGGATCTATGCGCTGGCCACAGCGGTGATCGCGTCCGCGACCGTGAGGGGCCTGACGGCAGGCTCTAACGCTTTCACGAGTGTGCCGCTGCCTGCTGGGTCTTACATCGATGGGCAGTTCAGCAGCATCACGCTGGCATCGGGCCGGGTGATTGCTTACCGGGCGGATCGTGGCTAAGGCGAAGGCTGGGCATAGCGGCACCCTGAAGCCCGTGAGCGTGGAGAAGACGACGCGGCAGGGGAGCGGGCGGCGGAGTAGGCCCAGCCACGGGCGTAAGCTGTCCCGTGGGCAGGGACGATGAATGGACCCCGTTGAGGTCTTTCTTCGCAATGCCCTGAAGCAGAAAGGCGTAGAGGACCGGGCCATCCGTGCAGCATTGAAGCGGCTGCGGCCGGTGATGGCCCAGATCAGGCTGCTGGTGACCGACTCCGGCGTGTTGGCACTGCGCCCCGACCGAGAGCGCCTGATTGCTGCCGTGACCAGCAGGGCAGCGCAGATCATCCAGCAGGAGTGGGGCCAGCCGGCGCTGGATCAGTTCCGCGAGTCGCTAGGGCCATATCTGAACGATCAGGCGCAGTTCGCCAGGGACATGGTGGAGTCGGCAGGGGGCACCCTAAACCGGCCCAACGTGGTGACGGCCAACCCCATTGCAGCGACGCAGCAGGCGATGGTGGGCGGGCGCCCGCTGGTGGATCAGATGCTGCTGGGAATCCCGGCGCAGGCAGCCGAAAGGTTGGCGCAGTTCATCAGGATGGGCAGCGGTGTCGAGCCTGGGGAGGTGCTGGCGCGATATGACAACGCGGTGGTGCGCCGGGTGGAGAACACGATCAGCGCGACGATCACCAGCGGGGTGCAGGCGACGGGCGACCTGTACCAGATGGCGGTGTATCAGCTAGAGGCCGATCCGGCATGGCTGGAGGGGAAGCTGCAATGGACGGCGACGCTGGATAGTGCTGTCTGCCCGGTGTGCGTTGGGCTAGACGGCAAGGACTACACGATTGGCGAGCCTGGGCAGTATTGGGACGGGCAGAACAAGGTGGACCCGCACTACAACTGCCGGTGCTACATGGTGCCGCAGAAATGGCGCAAGGATGGGCAGGAGCGCATTGTCGAGGGGGACGACGGTGAACGTGCGCTGAACTTCCGCCGGTCGGCCAAGGTATGGGTGCGGGAGAACCCGGAGACGGCCCGCGAGATTTTCGGCCAGACTCTCGGCAGCAGGCTGGTGGGATCTTGGCCCGATAACGACTGGGGGCGGCGGCAACTGGAGCGGTTCGGCCCGCCGGAGGTGATTTCGTTCAACAAGGCGCTTAAGATATGGCAGTCCCCGGCGCCTGACTGATGCTCGGCTATCCCCTGCCTGACATGAAGCAAGAGCTTATGGAAGCGCTTGCCAAAGGGCTGCGGAATGGCGTCACGACCGTTGAGGCCGTGGGGATGCTGCAGGTTCTCAGCAATGGGCTGCTGAACGACACCATCGACTTTGACGCAGAGGAGAGCGACTGATGCCGTCCGCCATTGATGCCACAGTCGGCGGCACCGCTGCCAATAGCTACATCACGGTGGCTGAGGGGACGGCGTTTGCTGACGACGTGATTGGCACCGTGGCATGGACCGGGGCTTCCTCTGACAACCGGATTCGTGCCCTGCTGGCGGCCACGGCCCGCCTTGACGAACTTGAGTGGATTGGCGCTCAGGCTGCCACCACACAGGCCCTCGCATGGCCCCGGACGGGGGCTAAGTGCGGGGAGAAGGACTACGCCAGCAACGTGATCCCTGCGGAGGTGAAGCGGGGCACGTTCGATCTGGCCAACTTGCTGCTGAGCGACATCACCACCGACCCATTCAGCACGGTGGCGCAGGTGACGGGCGAGCTGGTGCCGGGGATCAGCAACCAGGCGCTTAAGTCCGTCAACCTTGGCAACGGCGCCCTTAGCCTCGACTTCAAGGATGCCAGCAGCGCCCCCAGCGTCCGCAATGCGCTGAACGTGCTGCCGTCGCTGGCCACCCTGTTCGGCTGCCTGTGCCTCACGTCGCCCGTCTCCACGGTGCGGCGCATTGCACTTTCCAGATCGTGAGCCATGGCCAGGAAGTGCCGCGATCAGCTCACTCTCCTGGTGCCGATGGGATACGCGGAGGAGAAGATCCGCGCCGAGCCGCTGCTGGAGAAGCCGCTGAGCCCTGAGGAGCGGCGCAGGATCGACCGGCTCTACAGGGAAAACCAGAGGCTGGTGTGGAAGTGCCAGCACGAGATGGCGTTGCTGTTTCCAAGCATCGGTCGGGAGCAGATCAATTCATGCGTTGACGTGGGCTTCCTGAAGGCGGCAAGGGTGCACGATGCCGAGAAGGGCAAGCTGTCCACCCGGTTCTATGTGGACGCTCGGGGCGAATGTACCCACTGGCTGCGGGCGCATGGCTACGGGGTGAGCGCACCGGGGAAGGTGCGGGAGCTGGGCGGGAAGCTGCGGCAACTGATGGGGCAGGGCCTGACGACGGAGCAGGCGCTGAGGGAGATCAATGCACAGCGGAAGGTGCCTGCGACGCTGGAGGAGGCGAAGGATGCGCTGCTGGCCACGGCAGGCATCGCGCACGAGGTGAACAACTGGGAAGCGCACTACTGCCCTAGGCCGCAGCCGTGGGAGGTTGTAGATCCCTAGCGGCGCCAAGGCAACAGGGACAGCAGGCGCTTCCATAAGCCCATCCGTGCATAGCGGGCTTTGCCGCGTGTCACACGGACACTGGAGATAAAACCAAGGCGCCAGACGTTCTGGCAATCGCTTGGATATGGCTCAGTTGGCTCAGAAAACTGCATAGCGGGGTGATGGTGCGAATCCGCATCCTAGGCCGGCGCGGGCAACCTAGGCAAACGCGCTACGACCATGCCTGCCGGCGAGTACCTGATCAACTTCGACCACGAGCTGTGGATTGCCAAGGGCACCACCAGCTCGGCCGTCCCCACCAGCACGTCTTCGATGACGCGGGTGTTCAACCTGACTGATGCTTCGATGAGTAGCACCAGCAGCACCCAGAACGTGCAGGACTGGGATTCGGACCCGACCAGCGAGAGGGCCGCAGTTCTGAGCATCGCCAAGACGATGCCGGTTGTCCTGAACCTTTCGCCTGGGGATCCTGGCTATCAGATCCTGATGGAGGTGAACGAGGGCGGCACCAACAACCTGGCGGTGCAGTATTGGCGCCAGTCGGCCAAGGTGCCCGGCACTGCTGGTTTCCCTGAGGTGCGGGCTGGCATTGCCACCGTCACCGGCTTCCAAGAAGGTCTGGCCGTGGCTGGCGTTGGCGCCATGACTTTCACCCTGACGGCGTTTGGCGGCTCGACCTGGTATCCGCAGGGTGCTGGGATTGCCACGCTGACCGTGACCACGGGCGGTAGCGGGCTGACCCCTGCGACCTACACCGGGGTGGCCCTGCAGCGTGTGGGCATCGGCGGGCGCAATGCCACGGCCACCATCGTGGTGGCTGCTGGTGGTGGAGTGACGGCGGCGCCGACCATCGTTGCCGGCGGCCAGAACTGGAGGGTTGGGGACGTGGTGACGGTGGCGCTGGGGGATGTGGGCGGCGTCGCGCCTGATGTTGCCCCGACTTTCACGGTAGCCACGGTGGCCTGAGGCTAGAGCCTTGCGGTGTTCTGGAGCCTGCGCCACTCGCGGGCGAAGAAGGTACCAATGGGCAGGGCGTCTAGGGCTGGCTTGATCCAGTCGCGTGGAGGGTATGCCTTCCCCGGGATGCCCTGGTAGATGTAGCCCGCGTAGGTGACGCCACCACTGCCGCCCCACTCGAAACGGATGGTCGTGAGGTTGATGCGGCGGCGACGCTGCGAGCGCAGGAAAGCGCCTGTGTCCACGATGTCGCGGGGGCTGGTGACGGTCTCCCCGTTGCGGCGGCGCGTCTCACCGGGCCAGGTGTAGCGCTCTGTGCGGATCTCCTCCTTGAGCTGCTGGTCGAGGGCCTTGCCGTAAGCCGTCATGATGGCAGGCACGCGGCGGATCAGATCCTCGTTGCGGAGGCTGCTCAGCCTAAGGCGCGACTGAACAAAGCTCATCGCTGGCGGTAGCGGATCACGCGCAGCTCATCGCCTAGCACGCTGCGGAGGGTGCCGCCGATGAGGCCGGTGTTGCCGAAGCTGCCGCCGATCTCGGAGACCACGCAGGGTTGCGAGGCTTCACCGCCCCAGGTCAGGGTGCCCCGGATGCCGCGCTTGACGCGAGCATCAACGGCGGCAGGGTTGACGGCATAACCAGCGAGCACGTCCCCGTCTACGTCAACGCCTGGGAGGTCGTTGGGGGTGAAGGTGCTGCGCTTGAGGTAGAGCTGAACGGTGACAGTTTCGGTCGCGGGGGTGACGTTACCGGTGGCAGGATCTGTAACCGTGCCAACAGTGGGGACCGTGAAAACGGCCGTGGCATTGGCGATCCCGACGAGTGCGCTGCTCATGGCTTAAGTTGCCGGGCAAGCTAGGCCATGGCGGAAACACTCGGTCAGGCAGTGCTGGAGGTTGGGGTCGATGACTCCAGGCTCCGCGCTGGGCTGGCGGGCGTAGAGGGGCAGGTCAGAAGGACGAGCAGTGTCATCGGTGAGCTGGGCGGGCTGATTGCTGGAGTCGGCGCTATCACGGCTTTCGGGGGGCTCATCAATGCTGCCTCTGAGCTTGAGAGCATCACCCGGAAGCTGGCGAATACGTTGGGCGATCAGGGCGCACAGCAGGCGCTGGGCTTCACGCGGGAGCTATCTGACCGGCTGGGGCTGAGCTTCACGGTCCTGTCCGATTCGTTCGCGGGCTTCACGGCGGCAGCATCGGCGGCGAACATCCCACTGCAGGAGCAGCAGGGCCTATTTGAGGCGGTGAGCACGTCGGCGCAGCGGCTGGGGCTGAGCAATGACGCGATCAACGGCAGCCTGCTGGCGCTGCAGCAGGTGGCGGCCAAGGGCACCGTGCAGATGGAGGAACTGCGGGGGCAGCTCGGGGAACGGCTGCCGACCGCGTTTGCCGCCACCGCCAGGGGCCTCGGGGTTAGCAACAAGGAGCTAATCAAGCTAGTTGAATCGGGGCAGCTCACCGCCGAGCAATTTTTCCCGGCGTTGACAAAAGGACTTACTGAGCTGAACGGAGCCGGGCCCGCTGGAGTGCCGACGGCAGCGCAGAACTTTGCATCCTTGCAAAATGTTTTACGAAACCTGCAGGCGGACTTTGGCAAAGAGTTCTTGCCTGGTGTCGTTGGGGCAACGCAAAAGCTGGCAGAGTTCTTGCAAGGATTCAGCACCAGCCAACGCGCCGCAGATCTAAGCGGAGCGTTTGGATTTGACCCCACGCAAGCCCAGCAGCTTGTAGGGCAGCTTGACTTTGTAGAAAAGAAGTTTGGGGTAACCAGAGAGCAGTCTAAAAACATCGTTAGCGATGCGCTGAAAATTATCAGTGATTCGCGTGGAGAGTTTGACCCTCTGCTTAACAGCTTTGGGCAGCTCACACTCACTGGCGACGAATACGCCAAAGTCTTGGGCATTATTGAAGAACGAACCAAGAGCTTCACTGCGGAAACCAGAGCAGCCGCTAAGGCGCTCCAAGACAAGATCGCGTTAGACCGAGTTGAGCAGGCTATTGCAAACCGACAGTTTTTGCAGCGAAAGGCTGAGCGGTCAACGATTGCCCCAGCACGGCAAGAGCTTAGATTTGCAAGGGAAGCGTTGGGGCTTGAAGGTGAGCGGCTACGCGCTCTTCGACAGCGTCAAGAAATAGAAAAGCTACAACGAACAGAAAGAGAGGCCAGGGAGAAGTTTCAAGAGCTAGGAGGGCAGGCTGCTGTTGCAAAAGGCTCTGAAAAGGCAATTCAGGCAGACGCAGCTCTACAAGCTGCCGGGATCAACGTGCGGACGGAGATCGTCAAGGGCGCGGACGCCCTACGACGTGCCGCCAAGGAGGGCGCAGAGTCCTTCTTGGGTGCCGCCAGAAGCTTGGAGGGCGCACAGCGTGGCTTTGCAACTGCTGTGGCTGGAAACTCCGAGTTCGCGTCGCCCTTTGCTCTGCGTCGTTCTCGCGCCACGCTTGAGGACAGGGTCTTACGCAATGCACAAAGCGGTCTGATTGACGTGCGTTCCTTCCGGCAGTTTGGGGCGAGCGTGTCCCCAGACGCCAGTGACATCGGGCTCGGCCGCGTCTCTTTAGAAAATCTTGCGAAGCTGGATCAGGCCACGTCTCAGATTGTCGATGCCGAAACAGGCATCCAAGAAGCAAAGCAAGCGATCCGGGATCTCAACGCAACCATGGGCACCGTCAACAAAGCTCTGGAGCTGGTGGCCCAGCGTGAATCCAACCTGAACATCCTTGTCCCGGTTGGCGCCACAAGGAGCATCTACTTGCCATGACGCTCACCATCGGCGCGTTCTCCACCAATGCCCTGACGGCACAGCCCTTCGGCTATGAGGGCGACGCCCGCCAGGGGCTGACTGCCCGTAAGTGGACCATCTCGGGCCTCGTGACCAAGGCGCAATGGACAGCGTTGATCAGCGTCTATGAGACGTGGCGCAACAGCAGGATCACAGATGCCGACACCCTGCTTTCGGGCAGCACCGGCAGCACGGTGCTGTTCAGCGGGACGGGCTTTGGCCAGACCTGGACGGACGTTGCCTGCTGGTTCACCGCGGCCCCCAGCGCCACACCCGCTGGTGTCTACCTCGACGCCACTTGCGAGATCGTGGACGCCACGCAGGCGCTGGCGGTGCTGCTGCGGGAGCAGGAGAAGCAGCGGCAGAACAGTGAGGCGACCATCCCCACGTTCTCCACCATCACGCTGGGGAGCGTCACGGTGACGCCCCTGGAGCCCCCTGACGGCTACGCGGACAGCCCCCAGCCTCAGCTATCCGCAGGAGGGCGCCACTACTTCACCGGGCCTCTGGGGGCCACGGCCACCCGCCGCGTTCGTGCCCACGTCAACGCCACGGACTACGCCAGCCTCCGCTCATGGTTCGAGACGCAGGTAGCCACCCGCCCGGCGTCCGGCGTCTGGTATCCGATCAACTTTCCAACCCCCACCGCTGAGGTAATCATCACCGGGGGCGCGAAGTCCACCCGCTACACGGTGGAAATTGAGCTGGTGTTCACCCGATGACCACCTACCTGCCGTATAGGGCCAATGTGTTCTGCAGCCTTGGCCACGTCATTGATGGCCAGTTTGCAGATTCCTACCTGCAGCAAGCTGGGCTGATCTTCTGCCGGGGCAGCGTGCGCCTGGCCGGCATCGTGCGGCCTGATGTGGGCACGGTGGTGAGCTTTGCCTACACGCGGGACAACGTGACGGCAGCAAGGATCCCAAGGGTGCTGCGGGTGCTGAGCAGCTTTGCGGATCCCTTCACGAACATCACCACAGTGCAGCTCGGGTGCAAGCTGACGCTGCTGCAGGAAAACCGCGAACCAGAGGAACGGGTCACCCCGGAAGACAGCAATCCAAGTCTGCCCAGCAACTGGAAGGACTACATCGCGGCACCCGTCACGGCCCTATCCGTTGCAACGAAGTGCCTCGGCAAGCTGGGCATCACGGCAGCAGCCTCGATCCCCCTTGGCAACCGCTACACGCGGGACTTTATCGACCTCTCTGACGGCTACGTGGCGGTGCTAGGAAAGCTGCTGGAATCGGAAAACCTTGTCGGCTGGCTGAATGACAACGAACAGCTAGCGGTCCGCAGTCTGGTCGGGCCAGACATGGCACTTGGGCCGGTGCTCAACAACACCAACGTGTTTACGCTGTCGCCCATTGGCGTGGGGAGCCTGCCAGGCGAGGCCGTGACGGTTAGCTATTCGCCTATGCGGCTGAGGGACTTCTCTATCACCATCGGGGTGTCCGAAACGCTTGGCGACCGTAGTGGCTGGAATGGGTCGGTCACCTATGGCTTCCCGGTTTCCTACTCGATTGCCTACAGCCAAGGCGGGACGCCTCAGACGTTCACGGGCTCCTACGTGCCCGTCCAACAGACGCGAAGCGACTTCTCAGGCGGTCTGATGGTTCGCTCGATAACGAGCACCAGCAAGCCCTACGCGGCGGCTGCGGGGAAGTATGCAAGCCAGGCGCTGACCATTGGCCTGTCGGTCCCCACCACCCCGGTAGCCAGCCGCACAATCACGGTCAACCGCTACGACTTTAACGGGCGGGTGGTGGAATCCACCGTGACTGAGACGCAGAGCCTTGTGGAGTTTGCGGGGAATCTGGATCTGACCTTTGTATTCTCTGAGTTAGATTTTGTTTCGATTCCTTCTGGCGGGAATGTCGTCACCCAGCGCACCGTCACCCAGTACCTGTATAACCGCGATTCTGTGCGGCGGGAGGTGCATCGGTACGTTAACTGGGGCCTGCAGCAAACTGGGCAACAAGCTGTTAATGAGGGGCGATCTGCCTTCACTAACGCTGCTGAGGTTTCGGACTATATCAATCTGCTGCTAGGGGAGCCTGCCTATGTCGGCACAGAGGTGAGCATCTCTGATGCAGGTCCGCAAGTGCAGCAGATCCCAGGACCTGCTGCCTTGGTGTCTCAGGTGTATGCGGACGGCGAAAGCCGCCGTGAGGTGGTGACAGAGCTGGCCTATGTGTTTGGTGGCAGCAATGCCCAGCGAGTGGTCAACTTCACCCTGCCTTATACCGGGGATGACTACTTCAACTTGAGCGGGTCGGTTTGGCTGCCGTTCAGCTTTCGTGAGCGTTCTGCTGTCATTGCTCGGAATTACGGGCGCGTACAGAACAGGCTGCGGCTGGGCAACTCGCAAGGAGTGAGCCTGCAGATCCCTGTGGAGCTGATGCCCACCAAACCCTTTGATGCGCTTTATTTGCAGGCCGGTGGCCTTACGGGTCAGTATCGGGCCAACGGGATGAGCTGGACGTTTGACCAAAATGGCATCGTCGGGCAGATTGATGCGCTGTTCTGGCTGGCCATTGGGCAGGATACATCGCCGGGGCCAATTTGGTTCCCCATGGCGCCAGGGGTGACGGCACTGCCTACCACACCGGGGCCAACGATCAATACGACGCCAGCGCCTGCGAATAGTGCGACGCTGCCGGGCGGGTGGGATCCGAGTGACCCGGATCTGGATGAACTATTTGAGACGACGCTGCCCACCGATGAGCCCCCGGTGTTTCCGGTGGAACTTGACGTAGAGACTGGGCTAGAGCCGTTCGCAGAGACGGTCAACGTGGACGCGGTCACGCGGGCCGTCTTTGAGATTGAGAGTTTTGACTACAGCCTGACGCCCCAAGAGGCGGACATGGATCTGGTGACGCGGGCCGTGTTTGAGGTGGGCGAGATTGCCCTTGTCAGTGCCCCGCGTGTTGACCTGCGGCTGACCCCTCAGGTGCCGTTCGTGTATGCGCCGACGCTGGTAATTGCGCCACGGGCGGACTTCAGGCTTGTGCCGAGGGTGCCGGATGTCAGGGGGGCAGCCTACGTCAGGGGGCCACGGGCAGACTTGCGGCTGGTGCCGAGGGTGCCCGTTGTGGGGGCGCAGGGGCTTGTGGTGGCGCCTCGCGCGGACTTCAGGTTGGTGCCGCAGGTGCCAACCGTTAGAGGTGCTTTTGATCCACTGAGTCTTTCCCCCGTCGCCTGGTGGGATGCCAGCGATGCAAGCACCGTTACGACCTCAGGCGGTGCCATTACCGACTGGGCAGACAAGAGTGGCAACGGTTGGACGCTATCGCAGGCCACATCCAGCCAGCGGCCAACATATGACACGGCTGCAATAAACGGCTTGAACGCTGCCCTATGGCCTTCTGCTAATAACGATGATTTCCTGCAATCTGCTTCTGCAACGTTCACAACAGCAGAGTTCTACATTGTAGCCAAGTTTGCCAACAGCGACTTTAACAACTTTGAGTCAACGCTTAACCCTAACAGCTCTGCAGAAGGCTGGACAACTGGCAGCGGTTCTGGCGGTGGCTTGTTCTTTAACACTACAATGGATGTGTATTTGAACGGCAATAACGGGACCAGTCGCAAGCTCGACATGAGAACGGAAATGTCTAGCACCTGTCTATTTAGGTTTGTGCCTACGACCACGCGGGAATCCACAACGGGCGTCGTGATGGGCACAGACCGTAACAACGCTTCTCTGGGGCGCGGCTGGAATGGTCACATTTGCGAAGCTATCGTCCTGTCATCTGTGCTTAGCAGTGACGACAGAGGTTTGACAGAGACTTATCTTATGGACAAGTGGGGCATAACATAGCCCGTAGCTTGACCAGTCCTACCGCGCTCTAACCATGACCGTCCTCACCGTCTACAACCACACCACCCGACTGATTCGCGCCGGGCTGGTCACCCCCTCCAGCACGCTGATCTGCAACTTGTATAGCGTGCTGCCGACTAACGCCACTGCCACCACCAAGACGGCGGCAGAGTCTGGCGCTACGCAGATTGCCACGGCCAACGGCTACGTACAGAACGCCAAGACCATCACCAGCCTGGCGGCCACCACGGTTACCACCAACGATGCCCAGTTCGCTGGTGCTCAGATCCTGTGGACGGCCAGCGGGGGCGCCATTGAGGCAGCGTTCGCCATGATCTACGTGGACAGCCTGACTGATGATCCGCCGCTTTATCGCTACGACTTTGAGGGGACGATCACGGCGCCCAACGGCATCCCGTTTGTGATCGACTTTCCCAACGGCATTGACCTGCTGGAGCGGATTTGATCGGCAAGCTAGGCCACTGGATAGTCTCTTGTGGCCGACACGATCACTATTAGCCAGGCGTGGCTAAAGCGCAAGGCAGACCTCGCCTATGACGGCAAGACCTACCGTGTGTTTCTGGTCAACAACACGACCAGCCTCACGGCTGAGAGCACGGCGTCGGCATGGCTGGCGGCAGAGCTGGCCAGCGCCAACGGCTACGCAGCCGTGACAGGGACGATCACGACTGGCAGCGGCGCCTGGAACGCAACAAATGGGCGGTATGAGTTCCCGCCGATTATTGCGGTGTTCACCGGGGCCAGCGCAGGCTTCACCTACAACACGGTGGTGGTCAGGATTGGCACAGAAACTTCCGTAGTGGGGATCCTTGAAGAGGATCCGGCTATCACGCTCCTGGCGGGCCAACCCAAGTCATACCGCATCGTGCTGGGCAGCGACGACTGATGCCTGCACGCATCACGGTCAAGGCTGAGCTGCAGAGCTTGTTGAACAAGTCGCAGGCGCTGACAGATGCCAACAGGCTGCAGCAGCTTGAGACGGAAAGGCGACGGCGTGAGGAAGTGGCGCAGCTTGCGGCAAAACGGCGGAAGGAGCAGGAGGAGGCACGGCGGCGGAAGGAGCCGGAGGATCGTGCCGGGCGCAACAGGCGCACGGCTGCGATGGGTCAACTCAGAACGGTGACCGTAGGCAGGGGCTATACCTTCAATGGTCCCGGCGTTTCCTATGCTTGGTCTGGCGACGGTTTGCAGCGTCATGAGTTTAGCCCAAATGCGTTTAACCCATTCGTTTTTCCGATTGGTGGCGACCGAGCAATCTTTTCTGACATTACAAATAACGTTGCCGTGTATGTAGACAACACGTCGCTTCGCATCGTTACGCAGCCGCCAACGCTTACGGACACTTTGACTTCTGCTTATCGCGTAGACTTTGGCTGGGCCATACGCCAGACCGACCCATCAGAAAACTACGACCAGATTTCTACGCCGTCCGTGTTCTTTAACGTTCCGGCACTTTACCCAGGTCTGCACCCCCCGCCGCCAGTGGACAACACGGCCTATTCGGTGATGCGGCCCTTGGTGGAGCCTATTGCTCCCGGCCTTAAAGAAGTGCTGATCGTTACAAATGACAGTTCCAACGGTTTTGTCAACAATGGCGAGTTTCTGAGTGTTGTGAGCAAGACGGGCTATGAATGGAACGCGCCAGACCCTGCTGATGATGAATCGCCAAATGCCCCGCTAACAGATCCCCGATGGCGACGGATTGGCGTGAAGCCGCCGCCGCCGTCCTTTGTGCCCATCATCCCAAGCGTCCCAACATCACAGACAGACATTGGCCCTAGTGCGACGTACTTCTGGGACTGGGGAAAGCCGTCATATTGCTATCAGCAACTAATCGCCCTAGGCTTCCTGCCTGAGGATTTGGCACCGCTGCCACCGCCATGACGGACACCATCCTCCAGAACGATGCAGCCTTGCTTGACCTGTTGAACCGTGCCGATGCGGTTCAGCAAGCGAACAGGCTAAGCCAACTGCGACGCGAACAGGAACGGCGTACGCTGGAGCGCATTGAGCGCACCCCTGTCAATGACGCTGTATAAGCAGCCTCCTGCCGCCCCGCAGACGCGGCTGATCGGTAACGAGCGCGTGGGCATCATTGAGGTGCCGGTGCTGGGCGGGCTGACGATTGAGGAGGATGAGACCATCGCAGAGCTGACCGATAAAGGCAGTTCTGTGATGGTGCTGGCATCGCGGAAAGCGCAGGCGATTGAACTGGCAGAGAAGATCAGCCTCGTTGAGGCTTACCGGATCCTTGAGGATGCGGTGTGCGCCAAGCCGCAGGAGGAGGCTGCCAGGGTGATCGCCCTGCGTCATGCCGAGGCAGTGTCCGAGGTGCGGACGGCATGGACGGAGGCGGGCAGCCTCAACCGGCGGGCGACCGTGACCGCGCTGCTGCGCCATCGGCTGGGGGTGCCAGAGATCCCTCAGGGGTTCCCTAGGGTGCTGTTCAATGCGCTGGCAGACCTCGCGGAGGAGGAGCAGGCAGCGGAGAACCTGCCGCCGCAGCCCGTGACGGCTGAGGCGCTGGGAAAGCCGCCAGAGGCAAAGTCGAGCGGGAAAAGACGGACTGGAGCGCGAAGTTCTGGGAGCTAGCCCACGCTTACTCTGGCCAGTTTGACCGGGCCACGTTCAGGAAGGAGCTACGGGCGGATGTGATCCGTGCGCTGCAGGCGCTGACGCGGATTAAGCGGCAGGAGGCGCACTTGGCCGAGGTGCCCATCGTCAGGGCCTGGGCCTCGTGGCTCAATGGCTACCGGAAGGAAGGGGCACCGCCAATCGAGGTGGCAGACCTGTATGCGTTCGGGGAGCCCAAGGCAGCACGGATCAGCGAGGAGGTGGCTGCCGTGATCATGGAACTGCACCATGAGCAGAAGGCCCACCCGCTGCTGCTGACGGTGTGGGAGGACGTGGTGAAGGCTGCCAGTGAGCACGGGAAGGTGCCGGAGGTGCGGGCGCTGCGGAGCGATGACCAGACGGTGTGGATCGTGGCGCCGAAGTGGGAGGGAACAGCGTGCCGTGGGGGGCTGGTGGCAGTGGGGACGCAGCTCAGCGGTGAGGTGCTGGTGCGTGACATGGACCGCCCGCTGTTGACCTACCGGGTGGTGCTGCCGGAGCGCGAGGGATGCGGGTGGGTGGCGACAGGGGAGCTGCTGGCGGCGGCCTGACAAAGCCTCCCGCTTACCACATAAGCAATTCGCTTCTCGCCGTCTGGGGCAATCTCGGGGGATCGGGTCACGATCCATTGAAAGCGGCCGTCGTCCTCAACCGTTGTCAACTGACCAGGCCTGTAGTCATCAAGCTTCTTAACCGTCGTCGTGCCTTGACAAATCCTGCTGCGGACCTGGCGCTCTGGGATTCTGGTGGCCAAGGTCGCGTCCCAGCGGACAACGATGTAGTAGCGGTCTGGATCGACCATGCGAATACGCTCTGATGGTGCTCCGCCATTGTACTTGGGCAACCTAGGGCATGAGCGCCCTGCTGACGATCCGCAACGAGCTTGTAACCGCTCTGGCCGGGCGGCTGGGCACCTACACGCTGGCCAACGGCTCCACCACCCCGGCTGTCCGCTGCTCCGATCCGCAGGAGACCCGCTACCCGGGCACGTTTGTCGAGGGGCTGGAGCTAGTGCTGTTGCGCTCCCCGGCCATGACCGTGGTGCGGCAGTATCAGGAGGAGTTTGCGATTGCCGAGTGGACTGCCTTCCTTGTCAACTGGGACGGCGATGACAAGGCATTGGAGGCGGCAAAGATTGTCGCCAATGAGATCCCCGGCACCGACATAGAGCGGCAGGAGATCCCGCTCGGCATCGGGCCTCAGGACCAATACCGGCTGACGCTGCGGAGCCGGGCAGCAGAGGCGCTGGATACGCCGACCTCTGGCCCTACGCCCATGGTGCCGATCCCTGCGGTGGTGCTGGACGGGGACTTCATATGAGCGGCAACGTCAACTACAGGATCCGGCTGCTGTTTAGCACGCTGGCGCTGATCGAGGCAGAGAACCCTGTCCTGCTGGAAGGAGAGACCTGGACAGAAAAGGATGCTGGCACGGGCCAAAGCACTGGACGCCGCAAGGTTGGCGATGGCGTTACGGCGTTCACGTCCCTGCCCTTTGAGCCGGGTGGGTCCGGCGGCACCGGCGACGTAGAGGGGCCTGCCTCCAGTGTTGACGGTCGGGCTGCCCTGTTTGATGGCACCACCGGCAAGCTCCTGAAGCAGTCGAGCGCGGCACCGGTGCTGGAGGGCGACGCACGGCTGACCGACAGCAGAACGCCCAGCACGCACGCCGCCAGCCACGGCAGCGCAGGCAGTGACCCCATCACCGTGGCGCAGTCGCAGGTGACAGGGCTTACCACGGCGCTGGCAGGCAAGGAAAACACCGGGGTGGCAGCAGCAGCCGTCACGGCGCATGAGGGTGCTTCGGATCCGCATCCGCAATACCTGACCCAAGCCGAAGGGGATGGGCGCTACCGGCAGACCGCCACGGCCCTGACCGACTCGGACATTCCTGCAGGCATTGCCAGGGACAGCGAGGTGACAGCGGCCATCACGGCGCACGAGGGGGCAGCAGACCCGCACCCCGGCTACCTGACGGCAGCAGAGGGCAATGCGGCCTATGCAGCACTGCCGACTACCAACGCGAGCGTCACCGCAGGCACCAACGCGCAAGGACAGGGCGCGCTGACGGCTGACGTGAACATTGTGACCACGACGGCAGCCAACCCGTCTGGCGTGACGCTGCCCACGGCGGCAATCAACCGGCAGCCGGTGGTGGTCGTTAATCGCGGGTCCAACCCGATCAACGTCTACCCAGCAAGTGGGGCGCAGATCGACACGGCAGGGACTAACAGTCCCTACTCGCTGGCGGTGGGAGCGCGGATCTCCTTCATCGCCAGCAGCACTACGCAGTGGCAAAGCAGCAGCATTGAGCGCACCAGCGTGGCGTTCCTTGCGGGCACCGGGACGGGCGTCAATGCGGCGCTGGCGGTCAACGTTGGCACGGCCGGCGCGTTTGTGGTGAACGGCGGCGCAGGTGGCACGCCCAGCAGCCTCACGCTGACGAACGCTACAGGGCTCCCCATCGCCGGGCTCACCGGCCTGGGGACGGGCATCGCTGCCGCGCTGGCGGTGAACACCGGATCAGCAGGTGCCCCAGTGCTGTTCAACGGCGCGGGGGGCACACCGACCAGCCTGACCCTGACCAATGCCACAGGCCTGCCTTGGACCGCTGGCGTAACAGGCAAGCCGACCACCCTGAGCGGCTACGGCATCACCGACGCGCAGCCCCTCGACAGCGACCTGACCAGCATCGCGGCTCTGACGACGACGACTTTCGGACGGTCTTTCCTCGACCGGGCCGATGCCGCAGCAGGACGCACGCATCTGGGCCTGGGCAGTCTGGCCACTCAGAGCGGCACCTTTTCTGGCACCAGCAGCGGCACCAACACGGGCGACCAGACGATCAGCAACAGCAGCGACGCAACGTCCCACACAGTCACGCTGTCGGCCTCTGGTGGGACTGTGCAGTTCGTCGAGGGGGCGAATATCACCCTGACCACGACGGGCACCAGCTCGGCGGGGATTGTGACGATTGCAGCCACGCCAGGCGGCGGCGGGTCGTTGACGGTTCAGGACGAAGGCACCAACCTCAGCACATCGGTCAGCACGATCAACTTCACCGGGGCAGGCGTCACGGCGACCGGGACCAGCACGGTGACGGTGGACATCCCCGGCGGCGGTGGGGGCATCAGCGACGGCGATAAGGGCGACATCACGGTGTCGGGCAGTGGCGCGACCTGGACAATTGATAACGGGGCGGTGACGCTGGGCAAGGTCGTCAACTTTGACAATCAGAGACTCCCTCTCCGCAACAGCGCAGGCAGTGGCCCGCTAGAGCAGGGAACCCTGTCGCAGCTGCTGGATTGGGCCAGCAATACGCCAGGGGCAATTCTGTTCCGTGGCGCAAGTGCGTGGCAGGCGTTAGTCAGACCGGCCACAGGCAGCCACTTCTTGCAGGCAAATAGCGGGGCGATTGAATGGATCGAGAGCAGCAACGTATCTTTATTCAACCTTCTCCAGTTTGAGGCAGGCCAGTCAACATCTGCCCAGCTCCGCACCATACTTAGCGACCCATCTGGCACGGGCGCGGCGTACTTCCAAGGCGGCAACCTCGGCACCCCCAGCGGCGGCACGGTGACGAACTGCACGGGCCTCCCTCCTGCCGGCATCACGATGAACAGCGGCCGCCTGCTGGGGCGGTCAAGCGCTGGTAGTGGTGCTGCTCAAGAAATCACCATCGGCGCGAATCTCACCCTTTCCGGTGGCGTCCTTTCGGCATCTGGTGGTGGCGGCGGAGGTGGCGGCATCACTGCTGCCGAGGTCGCCTCAAGGGTCAACGCCCAGCTATTCCTTCCTCCCATCTTCTAGCCATGCCTGCAACCTCTGGAAACACTCTGGGCCTCTATGCCGGCGCGCCGGCATGGAACCCTGTGCAGATCCCCACAACGGCGATCAGCGTCAACTCCCAGGCGCCGGGCACCATCGGGACCAACTGCTTTCTTGTCGGCACCGTCAGCGGTGCGGATGGCGGCTACCTGCAAAAACTGAGATTTACCTTTACCAGCACCACCGGGACCATCTCTGTGGTGGCTACCAACATCAACATCTTTCTTTCGACGATCAGCAGCGGTGCCACATCGTCGGCAGATACCTATCTTTACCACACCCTGCAGGTCCCGGCGCAGACTATTTCAGCGGTAACGACGGCGCCGATCATGTATGAGGTTGCGGTTTCGATTCCGGTTCAGACCTCCCGCCATGTGCTGGTGGCCCAGACCGTGGCGGCCAACACCAACAGCGCTTGGGTGGCGCATCTGATCCGAGGTGACTACTGATGGCTGAAGGCACCCTATTCCTGCCCTCAACGGAGAGAGGCTACCGCCTGCGGGTCGATGGCTTCTCTGGGCCTGTGCGGGCATGGACGACGTGGGAAAAACCGCGTGGGTTCATGTGGTTTGCGTTCCTCTGCGTCGGTGGCGGCGCAGGTGGAACATCGGGCTTCCCATCCGCTACGACCACGGCACGCGGTGGCGGCGGTGGCGGCGGATCAGGTGCGCTGACCCTTGTGATGATGCCCTCGTCAATGCTGCCTGATGTGCTCTATCTGTCGGCAGGTCTCGGCGGCCTTGGTGGAGCCAGCTCCACCACCGTGAGCAACCCAGGCACTGCGGGGCAGACCTCTTTTGTGTCCGTTTCGCCCAGCCTGCCCGCTGCTTACACCATTGCGGCGGCGATTGGTGGCAACGCTGGAGCAGCCGCTACGGCAGCAGCGGCAGGCTCAGCCGGCAGTGGCCCTGCGGTGGTGGCACGCTCGGCGCTGCTGGCCGGCGGCTTCTCGTTTATCGAAGCATTGGCCGGCGCAGGTGGAGCAGCAGGCGGCCCAATCAATGGCGCGGGCGTGGCCACGACATACCCAGCGACTGGCCTGCCGTTGTCTGGTGGCGGCGGCGGCGGCGGGGGTACATCAGCCGGCGGCAACGCTGCAACGCTGGCGACCCAAACCTCGCCTGTGCTGTTGCCAGCCCGCCTTGGCGGCACGGCTGGAGCGCCGGGCAACCCAGGGCAGGGCGGGTTCATCACATCTGATCCGTTGCTTACGACGCCGTATTCGATTGGCGGCGCAGGCGGCGGGGCGGCCAGCGACGGCGTTGCAGCCGGTGGCGCTGGTGGCGATGGAGGCCCCGGATCTGGCGGCGGCGGCGGCGGTGCTGGTGGCACCACTGGCGGCGGCGGGCCTGGTGGCCGTGGCGGCCCCGGCTGGATCGACATTTGGGGGTGGTAACGATGACTTTCCTGAAGCAAGGCGACACGATCCGCGAGGAGACCGATTCCGAGGTCATCGCGCAGCTCTACAACGCGGGATGGGAGCTTTGGGAGCCGCCACCGCCGCAGTGGGTTGGGTTCGGGGCGGCTCTCGGCGCTGACCAGCAGGTAAACCAGTTCGTCGGCAGCCTTATCCAAGCGGCCCCGGTGCTGCACCTGATGGTCGGCGTGGGGCTGGGCCAGGCGGCACAGGGCGACCCGCGCACGTTCCTGACGGCATGGACCATGGGCCTACAGACCGGGCTGGTCACCCCTGAAATGGCGGCCCATGTGGTGGAGGTGGCCCAGCCGTTCAATCTGCCCGCAGACTTCTTGGCGGAGCTGGTGCCGTGACCAGCTTCCACCTGCCGCACCTGCGCCAGCCGGTGTGTATTCGCATGGTGGCAGCGAGGGTGCTGCGGGCAACCTATTTACAGAAAGCAACACCACAGGCCGTGCCCGCTGCAGAGGACAACCCGCTGGACTGGTCGTCCATCAGCAGCAACGTAATCGCCACGGTCTTGGGCGGCGCCTTGCTGGCGCTGGCGGGTGGGGTGCTTTACATCGCGTGGCAGGTGCCGAGGCAACAGGATCAGATCCTCTACAACCAGGTGGAAATGAAGCGGACGTTGGCCAGCCTGACGGAGCGAATGGCGCGGCTTGAGGAGAATGACCGGAAGCAAAACGAGGATTTGATCCGGCTGGAGCACAAATGATCTTCGCCTTTGACCAGGACGGCGAGCTGTTCCCGGTCACGAGGGAGCAGCTTGTCAGGGTTTGGGTCTGGCAGCAAGGCAAGCTCCACAGCCAGCTAGTGCTTGCGGCAGACGCCGAGAACGTGATCGAGGAGAAGCGTGCCGAGGGCTGGCACGCATGGGCAACCGAGCCGCTTATGGTGGTCTGCAACTGAGACAGGCTGCGCCGCAGCGGATCTGCGGCCTATGCCCCGAAGGACACCACACCTGGCGCGGGTGATGTAGGAGGTACAGTCCGGGCGCACCATTACCAGGCCCATGCTGCGCGTCGCCTACCTGCGGGTGTCCACCGCCTCAGGGGAGCAGCTTTCGGCGTTGGTGGCGCAGAGGAGCCGTCTGGAGGCTGAGGCGCCTGACCTCGTGCTCGAGGACGTGGAGAGCGGCAGGAACCCCGGTAGGCCGCAATACCAGCAGCTTCGCAGGCTGATTGAGGCGGGGAAGGTGCGCGAGGTGGTGGCCGCCAGCTTCTCGCGGCTGGGGCGGGACGCCACGGAATCGGATGCGTTCGTGGCCCTGTGTGACCGGTGCCAAGTGGTGTGCCGGACGCTGGACGATGGCGTGCTGAGCATGGCCACGCCTGAGGATCTGCTGCTGACCCGGCTGCGGGGGAGCCTGAGCCAAGGGGAGAGCATGAGGCTGTCCACCAGGGTGCAGATGGGCTTCATGGAGGGCAGGAAGCTCGGAAAGCCGATGCGCCGGCCGTGCTGGGGCTACCGGCTGGCAGAGGACCGCCACAAGCTGGAGCCCGACCCGGTGGCCTTTCCGAGGGCGCTTCGGCTTGTGGAGACGCTGCGGGGCTGCGGATGGCGGCAGAAGGAGGCGCTACGGGTGTTTGCTGAGCCGGTCCCGTTCAGGGCCTGCACGTCACTGCGGGCGTGGCTGCTGAACCCGGTGATTCGTGGGGGGATCGGCTACCACAAGCGGAAGGATCAGACGTTTGCGTTCGTGCTGTGGGACCAGCATCCTGCGGTGCTTAGCCATGCGGACTTTGAGGAGTGGCGGGTGATTGCGGAGGGCAACCGCCGGATGTGGGGACATAACGCTAGCGTTGTGCCGAGGATGCTGACAGGGCTGTGCCGGTGCGCTGAGTGCGGCTTCCGGCTGAAGTACATCAGCGGGAGAAGCATCGCCAGCCTGAAGTGCCAAGGCGTCGGCTGCAGCCAGCACAGCAAGGGCACCCGCGAGGAGGCGATTGTCCTTTATGCGCTAAAGGCCATAGCCAAGGATGCGGCAGCGGCTCTGGCGGCCACCGTGGAGCGGCGGGAGCCACCAGAAGCCGGGGATCTGCGGCGGCAGATTGAGGCGCTGGAGCGGCTGGGGGATCCTGAGTTAGCCGGCGTGATTGAGGGGAAGCGACAGCGGCTGGAGGGGGTGCTCAGGCAGCCCGGCGTTGACCCGCTGCTCGTGCAGAAGGTAAGCAACCCGAAGTGGCACCTGACCGCGACCCTCGACGAGGTAGGCCTGATTTTGCGGCAGCTAGTTGTCGAGATTGTTGTAGCCAGACAGGAACCTTCGGCCATTCGCCTGAGGCTCTAGCGGCATCAAAGCGGGCGGTGATGGCCTCGACGATGGTGCCGATGCTGGCGGTGGTGTTTGGCATCTGCATCATGGCTCGGCGTTGAGGTGCTGTTTGAGGAGGGCGTCCCACTGCTGGGGGTTGGCGGCGATCCACTCGCGGGCAAGGTTGCGGTAGGGGGCAGGGTTGCGGACGTTGACCGGGCGCACGTCATTGGGGACGCGGGGCGGGTGGTCGAAGTGCTCCAGGGTCCACAGGCCCTTCAGGGTGCCAATCGCAAGGAGCTGGCCGGTGGCGATTTGGCCGTGTGCGAAGGGGTCGGTCTTGCTCATGCGTGGCCTGTGAATAGAGGTGAGGCGTTGCCAGAGGTTGCTGAGAGCGTTCATAGCCCCTGCTGCAGTTGGGCAAGGACACCGCCCGGAGCATGGCGGGGGCCGTCGTAGGCAGGAAAGCACCCTGCGGCGACCTGTTCGGCCTCGCTGAGCGGCGGCGGTGCATCCACGGGCGGGAGGCGGTGGGGGTCAACCTTGAGGCGCCAGCCCATGGGCACCGGGCCGATGGTGAGGCCGGAGGTGGAAAGGTTGGTGTAGCTGTAGACCATCCGGTGCAGGCGCATATGGAGCGGGAGTTCCTTGTGCGCTTCGGGATCCTGAACGAGCTTAGCCGCTGCCCAGGTGAGGGCGTCGTTAGTGAGTTCTTCCTTTGCCTGATCGGGGAAGGAGGCCCAGGCAAGGAGGAAGGCGGATTCGCTGAGGGGCTTGGCGAAGGGCATGAGGCCCTGAAGACCGCGCAGGGTCTCGGTGAAGTGGGCGACGGAAAGGGTCATTCGCCTTTGACCTCCAATTGGCCTTGGGGAATTGGTTCGATGTACATCCAGCCAGATTTGCCGTAGTCCGGGACATAACGTCCCAACAGCAACCCGTCGTTTGTCAAAGCGACAAGCAGTGGAACGCCGCTTTCATCACTGGCTGGGACACAAGTGATCTGAACAACCTTGCGAGTCATGCGATCCCCCGAGCGGCGAACATGGCCAGCACCCTGTCGGCGGCCTGATCGGTCGCGGACTTGCGGGGGCCACCGCCGGGGCGACCAGCGGGGCGGGTGTCGTACTTCTGCCAGTTGGCGAAGGTGATCGACCCCCACCCGTTCTGGATGCCGCCGTCCAGTTGCTCGCGGACGGCCTCCATGCCGCCGTCAGGATGGCGCCAGATGCGCTCCAGAGCCCCTGTGAGGCAGTTCCAGGCTTGCTGCGTACGTTGACCCCCTTTGACCTCCCAGAAGGCCCTCAGGGGCGCTTCTACGGGCAGGAGGCTGGCGGGTATGTCTTCGGTGGTGGGTTCGAAGGCTGGTGGTTTGGCCATGCGGCGCTTGGGTGATGGTGCAGGGTCCGGCCGTTGCGGTTGCGGATCCGCAGCAACCTTACCACCAGAGCATGAACTAGGCCAATCCCATCCCAGCACGTCCCCCCCCTGGGGGGGTAAGGGGGGTTCTTGGTCTTCTCTTGTTGGTGTTCTCTCTATTGATCTTCTTATGGGGCCTGGAAAACCACTGGTGGATTTTCCACCACAGGCTTTCCCACCATCGGGTTCCCCACCGCTGGCCTCAGGCTCCTCGATCAGGCAGGGGTCATCGCAGAAGTGGAGCCCGCCAGGGAGGAACTGGCCGTTGGGGCCAATGACCCGCTCCGTGGCGAGGTAGCCAAGCTGCCGGAGTTCCTCCATCCCTGTCCGCACGGCGCTGTCCCCGTCCGTGCTGTTGCGGATGAACCACTCCCTGTTGAAGCGGAAGCCTGGCCCGTGGCTAAGAGCCCCGGCGAGGATCCCCTTCGCCTTCCAGCTCAGGCGCGGGTCGCGCAGGGCTGCGTTGGCGATCATGGTGAAGTGACCGTCAGCGCGGCGTGATGCGCGGGCGGTCGCGTTGGTCTGGGTCATGTAGATTCCGTGTGGGTGCTCAGCCCGTGCGTTACTTGGATTGCCCCGGTTCCCCCCGGGGCTTTCTGCTGCGCGTTTGCAGCAGCCTCAGCCTACGCGGTTCCACAACCCTGTCACTCGTGTGACACCTGTTTGGAACCGGTACACCATCGCGGCGTCATGTAGGTAGCCGTACGGACCACTTGTGTTCTGCGCCACAGCAGTACACCGTATGGTGGGGGACCACCGGCCTATGCGCCCTTAGCGATGGACCCCAGCACCACCGGATCCCGCATCATGCGGCGCAGGCGTTCTGCCCTTGCTGAAGCACCACCCGAGGCCCAGCAGGTGACGGTGACAGCACCACGGCGGATCGCTGTTGCAAAGCGGATGAGCAACGGCCGGGCGCACTTCGCCAGTGTCCTCAACTGGTGGCTTGCCAAGTGCGGCTACAGCCATGCCCAGATCGGGGCGTTGGCGGACTGGTCACTGGGGCACGATGACTGGCTCATCAGCAGCCAGATCAGCCACCTCCGCAACAACCACGTCCGCCAGCCGTCCTTCATCAACCTCGAAGCTCTGGGCGCCGTCAACGAGGCCCTGGCCATGTGGCACACCCAAGGCCCCCGGGAGACGTTCCACCGCTACGGGCCGTTTGGCAACGCGATCCTCACGGAGGAGCTTCTGGACCGTGGCCAGTGCCTCAAGCACCCCAAGACGGACCAGCCCCTCGACTTCGCGGGCTTCTGTGAGCTGTTCGTCGGTCGCATCAAGCTGCCCTATGCCAGCAGCGTCAACCTGTCAGGCCATGAAGCGCGGCGCCTGAGCGAGGAGCTGGGCGTGTTGCTGGATCAGCTTGCGGCCGAAACCGGCCTGAGCCCCCGCGATGCGATCACCGAAATGCTACGGCACTACCCAGTCGATGACAAGACGCGGGTGACGCGGCTGCGGTCGGTGCTGCTGGGGATGGAGGTCTACAGCCAGTCGCAGGTCGAAACCGAGCTGTTCGCCATCAGTGAGCTGGTGGCAGGGTTGCGGGGGCTTCCGGCAGGGAGCTACGGGCCGCAGGAGCTGTTCGCTGAATTGACCAGTCACCGGCAGCGGACCTGACGGCAGTGAAGCCGTGGCGGCCGCCGATGCGGACCTGCACCTCGTCGAACACGTCCTGTTGCGTGATCATCCGCCAAGCGCGGTCGGCGGCCTGGACGGTGGCTACGTAGATCACGGGAGTGGCCATCAGGAGTGCGGTGGTCGTGAGGATCACGGGTGAAGTGCAGCAGATATGCAGCTTTAGAGCGGCTTAAGCATTTCTGCCTAGGACTGTTGCGATCTGTTTCTGCCGATGGCAGCGGGCCTACTGTTGCACGTCTGCAGCAGCCGCAGGGTGCCGCGCATAGTACGATGGTGCAACGGGCGAGAGCCCAGCACCATCACCCCTGAAGACCATGACGAACTTGACGCCAGAGCAGCTAGAGCGCCGGCCAAGGGCCACCAAGCCGCCGGAAGCACCGGCACGCCGGATCCCACACCTTGATGCCGTCGTCACGGCAGAGGACGTGAGCACCAAGGGCGCCGGCAACTACAAGGCCGATTACGTCAACTGGTGCCGCACCGCGCACCTCCTTCGCCAGCACGCCCCGGACTGGCAGTTCCACCTCCGCAAGGCTCCCAACGGCGGTCACGTCTGGGAGGCCCCCAACGGCACCGGCTACGTGGTCGGCTACTTCACCGATCCCAATGGCGAGCCCACTGCCGACTTCCCGCAGGCCGTGATGGGCAACAAGAACGACGCGATCCCCGTTGCTCGCATCGATGCCCGCGACATCACCGACACCCACCGCCGCTGCCTCTGCACTGCTGCTGCCGCCACCTTCGGGCTGGCATGGCAACTGTGGGCACGGGAGCCGCTTGAGGATCCGCACCAGGCGCCTGAGCGTCAGCGAGTGACGCGCCAGCAGGCGGCTGCCTCTGTGGAAATGACCATTGACGAATTGCAGATGGAGGCCATCAGGGCTGCCAAGCGGTCGGGCTTGACCGGCATGGGCGTCGAAGCCCTGCGGCGTTCGCTGGCCAAGGGCACTAACGGCTGGGCCAACGTGCCGGAGAAGTTCATGTATGCCCTGATTGAACAGGGGGTCAAGCCGGAGAACGTGGAGAAGTTCAACGCGGAAGGCGAAGCCCTGCGCGACCGTGCCATTGAGGAGTCGGCGCCCGAGGAGGAGCCGGCGTCTCATGCGGTGGGCCTTGCCGACCGCGACACCCTCGCGGCCTTGGCTCGGGGGGCAGCGTGATCATTCTCATGGCCGTTGTCTTGGCCTTTGTCTGGATTCTTCTGACCCTCCTCATCTTCTCCGAACCATGAACAACATCACCCTTGTCGGCCGCTGCGGCGCTGATCCCGAAGTCCGCTATCTGGAGTCTGGTAAGGTCGTGGCTGAACTTAGGCTCGCCGTCAACCGTCGCAGCCGTGACGAAGAACCGGATTGGTTCAACCTCAAGATCTGGGACAAGCAAGCCCAGGTGGCTGCCGACTACGTGCGGAAGGGCAGCCTGATTGGTGTGATCGGCCGGCTGGAAATGGAGAAGTGGACGGATCGCGCCAGCGGGGAGCAGCGCAGCAAGCCGGTGGTTGTGGTCGGCCGCCTTGAACTGCTGGGGCCAAAGCCTGAGCTTGGCGGTGCGTCCCGTGCGACGGCTACTGCCAAAGCCGCTGGGCGGTTTGCTGACGACGAAGAACCACCGTTTTGATGCACACCATCCGCGTAGACGGAATTGAGCCTGCCCCGCAAGGCAGCAAGCGGGCCATTGCCCTCCGCAAGGGGGGCTCTTTCACTGGCAAGGTGGCATTGCTGGAATCCTCCGCAGGCGTCAAGCCATGGCGCGAGGCCGTACGGCAGGAGGTGATCCGCAGCGGGCTGGCGCTGCTGGAGGTGCCTGTGGGGCTGTCGGTGGAGTTCAGGCTCACCCGGCCCCGCTCACACCACACCAGCAAGGGGGCGCTGAAAAAGGGAGCGCCACGGCATCACCGCAGCAAGCCCGACACCGACAAGCTGCTGCGCTCCACCTTCGACGGGCTGACCGGTGCCGCGTTCAAGGATGACTCGCAGGTAATGATGGTGTCGGCCGTGAAGCGGTACTGCGAGGCAGGGGAGCGGCCAGGGGCGATCATCATGATCTGGGCGCTGGATTAAGCGCATACAGCAAAGCCCCCGGAGACCGAGGGCTAAGCCTTGCACCATCGCCCACGGCGCAGTGCCGGGAGCCATGAGACTTCCCGGCACCACCCGGGTGAGTCGATTGAACTCTAACAGCATGGGCGCATCGCTCAAGATGGGCGACCGCCTCAGGGCAAAGCCCGAGCATCAGGTCAGCAGCGGTCAGGTCGAGGCGCCCCAGGCGCACGTTGGTGATGGTGGTCATGGCGGAAGGTCATGGTGGTGGAGCGGTGGCGGGTCAGGTGGCCGCCTGATCTGCGTATAACGATACTGTATTAGCGCAAGCCACAGCGCTGCAATTGTCAAACCGCAACGCTCATGCCGTAAAATGTGATAGGGCCGCGCGGTGGAACGCCGGCCCCGTGATCAACCCGTAGCGGCAGGCTGATGGAAGGATTATCGCAGACGGCTTTGGCACGGCTAGAGCCGCGTCCCTGGACTGACAAGGATCAACAGCAAGCCGAACTGCTGCAATCGCATGGCTATTCCTACTTAGCCATTAGCGAAGCAATGGCGAGACACGTAAGCGTTGTCTATTCTCGACTTACGATCAGCTATGCAGAGCGGAAGAAACTGCAGCGCCGAGCGTCACGAAAGCCAAACCCTCCTAGGCAGCTCAGCAAATGTCCCTGCGATCCCAAGTTAAAAAGACAGAGGTATCGCGCTTCAGATCTTCGCTACAGAGAAGCAAATCGCGAGAGGATCCGGCAGAAGGTCCGCGAATGGCAAAAGAAGAACCCGGATAAAGTGTCTGAGCAAAACCGACGCAGAAGCGCAATACGTAGAGCTGCTCATAAGGTGTCTTTGTCTCCTCTGACAGTTGCTCAAAAGACAGCCCAGTTTGCGCTTTTTGATAACACTTGCGCCTATTGTGGAATTGCTGACCGTTTATCGGTTGACCACATTCTGCCTCTTTCGCATGGTGGCTTAGACGAACTCAAGAACGTCGTTCCAGCTTGCCCCACTTGCAACAGCAGCAAAAGTGCCCGTCCGGTTGAGGAGTGGTACCGTCAGCAGCCTTTCTTTTCCGAAGCTCGCTGGCGCAAGATCCAGCGGCACTGCCCCGCTGCCGTTGCAGGCCAGCTCCCTCTGGCACTTTGCAGAACGTAAACCGTTGCAGTTGCACAACAGCGCCATAGCCTGTACCATGACTGCAACGGGACAGGATCCCGCCGCACCATCACCACCACCACCATGAACACCATCGCCCGCACCACGCTCCACGTCGCCCGCACCGACTGGGCGCCCCACATCGAGGCCGCTGCCCGTGCCTTGGCCGTCGCCGTCGCTGCCGTCTACACCGCTGGCTATGTGACCGGCGCCTGGGTCCACCGGCTGAATGACCGTCTGAGCGCCCTGCTGGTCCGCAAGCCGGCCCCCTACCGCTCCCCTGCGGGGCTGCAGAAGATGTACAGCCTGATGGCCCAGCAGCTTGTTGAACGCAAGCCCACCGTCCAGCGTCAGGCTGCCGTCCCCCACCGTGCCGCCATCGCCGCCCCCCGCGTTCACCCTGCCGTTGCCCTCAAGGCTCAGGGCCTGTCGCAGCGGGCCATTGCTGCCAAGCTGGGCTGCACCCGCTACGAGGTCCGCAAGGCACTCAAGGGCTGACCACCACGGCCCGCCGGAGCCTATCCGGCAGCACCATCACCCCATCACGACCACCCATGACCGAGCAACACCGCGCCACGCCTGAGCATTGGGCCAATATGCAGCAGATGGCCGAGGCTTTTCCGCTTTCCGGTGGAGCTGCCTGCATCCTTGAACTCCGCGCCCGCGTGGAGAGTCTCCAGCAGCAGGTCAGCGAGCTGCAGACCGCGCACAACACCGCCACGGATTGGCGTATGGAACAGGATGCGCGGCTGCGGGCGCTGGAGGCGGCGCAGCGGCCCAGCCTGATCCCCTTGGGCTGCGATGCTTCCGCCGACTCTTTGGTGGAACGGGTGGCAAACGCGATTGGCGACAGCGACCCGGTTATTAATTAGTCAGAAGAAGCCCGCGCTGCGATTCGCGAGGTGGCTGCGTGGCTGCGGGACAGGGACGACGTTGCGCCAGCTACGGCTGACCTGCTCGACGCCGAGGCTAACGCCTGATTAGCGCCCAGACCACTCAGCCGCCTTCCGCCCTGCCGTCAGAGCCTCATGCGCCGAGCTGAGGCTCTCCTCAGCCTCCTGCAGCTCTGCCAGCGCAACGTCCGCAGCAATCACCTTCCGCCGGTCGAACCGCCGCGCTGCCTTCAGTTTCAGCTCCGTAAGCTGCCGTTTCGTCTCGACCAGGCTGCCCACGGTCTTGGTCAGGTCATGCGCCAGCGGGTCGTGCTGCTCCATCGCCGGCTCAATTGGCGCCGTGGGCCGTGCCACCGTTGCCCTGACCACCGGCTCCTGCGTCGGCTCTGGGCAAATAACCCGCACCTTCTTGATGAGTTGCCGCGCCTGGATCTCCCGGTACTTTTCCGCAGCGTCAGGATCGTCCCAGTTGAACGCCGGATGCAGCACCGCATCCTCCGGCCGTGCCTCATCCACTACCGCAGCAGGCCGGATCGTCCCGTCTCGTTGCTTGATGCGCTCCAGCTCCTCCCCGGCCTCCTGGGCATCAATGCCAAACCGCATCGCATCCTCAAGCCCCTCCGCGTAGGTGTATTGCGGCCCGTGGTCGTGCTGGCTGGCCATGAAAAAGGGGGGCGATACTGCCCCCCATTCTGCTGCCTCAGCGGCTGCCTGCGCTACCGGGCGATGACGGGCGAAGCCTCACCGATCCGTGCCATTCGCAGCCGTGCCAGCCGTGCCCCGACGTGCGGAGCCGCGACGTGCCTGCAAGGCCATTCGAGAAAACGCCGGGGCAATCCTCGCCTGGTCATGCCGTGCCAGCCGTCAGCGCCTGTCCTGGGGACGCCACGCGTCGCCATTCCAGCAGCTCCTTGCCACCGAGACCATTCAGCGCAGAGCGCTTCCATCCCGTGCCAAACCAGCTGCGCGACTCGCTTCCGGGTCTCGCCATCCCGTTCCTGCCGGTTCATTCCCTGCTCAGCAACTCCGAGCCACGCCATGCCGGCGAGTCCCTTCGATGCAGATCCGAGCCATCCACGCCAGCAGTGCCGTGTGCTGCCGCACCGTGCAGAGCCTTGACGAGCCATGCCAGCCGTATCGCTCCCGGCCTGGCGTCTCCACACGTCGCGTTGCCTTGCCTGCCCTTCCGAGCGCAGCCGTCCGAAGCCACTCCAGCCGTGTACGGGGCCGCCGTGGAGTGCGGCGGCCTGCGTTGATGCGGCCAGCATCAGATGACGGAAAAGAGCCCGTAGCCCAGTCCCGCGCTGTTCTTCGAGTCGGGCCGCCCCTCCCCGATGCCAACCTGCATCCCGACGCGGACGATGAGGTTGGCCACGTCGGTCTCGGTGAACATGCCCGCGTCATAGCGGATCCGCAGCACGGCCCCCCACTCTGGGTACATGGGCCGCGACCGGAGGTCAACCACGCCCGTGGCATTGCGCGTGGGGGCCACCCACTGCACGGCCTCTCCCTTGGTCAGCCGGATCAGGGGTGAGAAGTCCACCCTGTCGAGTCCGTCAGCTTCCACGGCGAAAGCCAGCTTGGCCCTGGTCATCACATAGCCACAGGCTTTGCAGGCGCTGATGCCCGCGTTCCTGATGCTGCTGGCTGCAAAGCCCTCCCAGCCCTCGGTGCTGACGTGCTTCGCATCCTCAAACAGCGCGTCAAAGTCCTTTGCCTCACGGGCCTTCTTGGACTTGGCCGTGCTGCCTGCCTCCTGTGTTGCCCGGATCATCTCCATAGCCTTGGCACTGAAGCGGTTGATCACCAGCGGGCTGGTGCCCTCGATCTCGAAGGCGATGGTGCGGAAGTCAGGCGGGGTGATGTTCAGCGCCTTCACGGCGGACGCTGGCCGCTCCAGGGCGGTTGCCTTGCTTGGCATGGTGTTCGTGGGGTCGTGTGGGCCGCCGGCAGTGCCGTTGCGATCTGGCAACGGTACACGGTGCAGCACCTTGCGAACTGTGACGGGTGACCGTTGCAAGATCGCGCCATAGGCTGTACCATTGCAGAGCACCACCGCCCCACCCCTTGGCACTCTGCATCCCCCTTCCTGACGCCCCTCCGGTCGCTGACCAGTCGGCCGATCAGTGGCACTTCCGCGACGACAGCGGCCATGAGGACTGGGTTCTCTATCCCGGTTACCTCGCCGCCATGCACGCCCACTACAGGGCCAGCGTCTGGTACACGGTGCAGCGTTACCCCGCTGCGCTGCCGGATCCTGCCGACTTGATGGACTGGCACGACCAGACCGACCCCCGGCGGCACCCTTCCCTGAGTGCTGCTGAGCGCAACGCCTGACCGTTGCAGATTCCCAACGCCACCACCCCCATGACACAGCCCCAAGTCTTGCAAGGCGACCGCTTGATGGTTGCCCTGGAAGCCTCCACCCTTGCCGCTGAGCGCCGTGAGGATGCCCGCACAGCCAACCCTGCGGTGTCCACCCTCTCTCGGCACGTCGATGCCATCGAGGCCCACGTTGACGACGTGCTGACCTTCTTCTCCCTTGCCGAGGCCAACCCTCAGGCCCTGTCCAACCTGCTGGCCCGTCTGCAACGTGTCCAGCAAACCATCGAGACCGCTGCCCGCAAATGATCTACCTCGTTTCATACACAAGAGATTCGGCCTGCCTGCCTCCAGGCGCCGAAGGCCGAGACCCAGTGCAAGCCACCACATGGTGTGTCCCAACCGGATGGTCAGACCAGTGCATCATCAGCAATTTCCAAGAGCGTTTTCCTGGGGCAACGGTGCTCAGCCTGACCCCAAAAGCGCTTGAACCCATGCAACCAGGAGCCGCCCAATGAAATGGAGCCCGACCATGCAAACGAAAGCTGAGGTCATGGCAGCTTGCGGGACAGGAGTCCGCAAAATCGGTTTGCTGCTAGGTGTAAGCGAACGAACCGTAAGCAACCATTTGATCCCTTTGCTGGCAGAGGCAAACCGTCGCCGCGCAAAAGAATGGCACTGGGCCAACCGAGAAAAAGCAGTGGCATACAGCAAGGCGTTCCATGCTGCCAACATTGAAAAGGCCATATGGCGAGGCATAATCCGCCGATGCCATAACCCATCTGATCCTGGCTATCAGCATTATGGCGGCAGGGGAATTGCTGTTTGCGATCGCTGGCAGCAATCTTTTGAGGCGTTCCTTAACGACGTAAGCTTTCGCCCATCTCAGGGTCATTCCATTGACCGTATCAACAATGACGGCCACTACGAACCAGGCAACGTCCGATGGGCGACGCGCCAAGAGCAGGCGCTAAACACTCGCCGCAACGTTTGGGTTGAGCTGGACGGAGAAATCATCAGATTGGCCGAAGGTGCAAAGCGAATGGGCGAGAAATACGGGGCCGTTCGTGCTCGGGTCGAGCGCGGTACGCATCCGCGTCTTCGCAAGGTTGGCAAAACGGAGGTGATCGCATGATCTCGGCCGTCCCCGGCGAACTCACTGCCCGCCAGCGTGAAATCCTCGACTGGCTTGGCCGCTACGTCATTGATAAGGGCTATGCGCCCACCTACAGCGAGGTTGCCCGCGCCTTTGGGATGAAATGCCACAGCACGGCGCAGCACCACATGGGCAGCCTGCGGCAGCTTGGCTGGATCCGCTGGACGCCTGGCAGGTCTAACACGCTGGAGTTTTACCGCCCTGACGGCACCTGGAGCCGTCTCCCACCCCCGAAGGTCTTGTGAGCACCCCTATGGCTGATCTTGCCGCCACCCTGTTTGCCCTCGCGGTCGGCACCCTGCTGGGCTTCTGCCTCGGCAACCTCCAGCGCACGGCTCGCCCCCCGCACCGTCCCCAACGCACCCCCCGCTACCCCTGGCGATGACCATTCAGATGTTCCCCATTCGCGTCAACAAGCGCACCGTTGCCACCCCCGCACGGCGCCCGGCCCCGATCACCCATCAGCTTGTGCTGCTGTCCGTGGTCCTGAACGTGTGCACCCTCGCTGTGGTTGCCCACCTGTCGCACACCCTCCTTTCGCTGGTGCAACGATGAAACGAGTCACCACCCAGCGCCCCAGCAGCTACACGCTCGCCTGGCACTGGCCCACCAACCCCCGCGACACCCTCGGCCAGTCCAACTACTCCAACAGCGCCGTGGCCGACGTGCTCATGCACGCGGAGGCGCTGCTGAAGGACGGCTATGGGGTCACGATCACCCCGCCGGCCACCGCACGGCATACGCCCCTGACGGTCGAGGTGGTCGATCTGGAGGTGATCCATGGCTGATCGTCCGTTTCACGATTCGGCACGGCTGGGCCACCGCCAATGGGCTTATACCCATGGCGCGTGGCATGAGTGGGACGAGCGCACAGCAACTTGGCGTCTTTCTGCTCATCCACCACAAGACGCAAACTTTTTCAATCACCGAGAATCAATTTTGGGGAGGAGCAAATGACCGACCCCACATTCCGCGCGAAGGTCCGCCCCGAGCTGCACCCTGCGGCACAGGAGCTGGTCAACATCTACGAGGCCACCCCCGGCAGCACGGGGCCTGGCTGCTGCCCTGAGGCGCTGGCGGCGGTGCTGCAACAGGTTGCGGGGCTGGATGCTGCAGCACTGCGGGAGCTTGCTGCGTTCCTGCTCGGGTGGCAGCCATGACCACCACCGAAGCCCAGCAGCTCGACCGCTGCGCCAAGCGGCTGCGCACGCTGCGTACGGCTGAGGAGTCCCTGGCGCTGGATGACCCCCGGCGCATCGCTGCCCTGATGGCGGCACGGGATGAGATCGACGCCACGATCAGGGTGCTGCGGTGGCGGCCACGGCCTCGCGTCAGCACTCCCGCTGTGGCGCTGCTGTCCGTGTGCGTTGCGCTGTTTGTGGCCGTTGGCCTCAAGACCGTGGTGCTGCTCACCGAAGGGCGGCCGGCGGTGGAGGTGCGGAAGTGAGCACCCGCAAAGTCACATCCCAGAAGGGCCTTACTCCTTGCCCCCGCTGCGGCAACCGGCACGCCTTCGTCGCCGTGTCGCAGCAGGTCAGCGAGGACTGCTGCGAGGTCTGGCTTCGCTGCGGATCCTGCGGCCACGAGCCGGACTGGCAGCACCGCCGCGAAGACACCTGGGGCAGCCTAGGCAACGACATGGTGAATTGCCTCGGCCACGACTGGAACGACTGGGCTGGGCAGCAGTGCCACGCGGAGGCCCAGCGATGAGCAAGCCACTGAGCCCACAGGCGCAGGCGGTGGCACAGGCAGCGCGTGGTGCCTATTGGCTGCCCGATCAGGAGTGCCCTGGCGAGCCTGACGCCATTGCTGCCGCCGCCCTCCGCGCCGCTGCGGATCAGATTCAACGCGATCCCAAGCAAAGTCATCAGGCCCTTGGAATTGCAGCATCTCGACGGCAGCTGCTCGCCATCGCCGCCGAGCTGGAGGCAGGGGGATGAAAGCGCAGACCGGCTACACCTTTGGGCAAGCACTTTATCGCTACGTCGATACACGGGAAGGATTTTGGGATTCCGACTTGGAGATGAGCGCCGGCTATCGCGTCCGAATTGATTGCCGAACTTATCGGGTAGTCAAGGTGACCCCACGTGGCGCCTGGATCCGCAGCGCCCTGCACATGGCTTGGGCAAACAATGATCGCTTCATCCGCTGGGAAGGTCGCAAAAAGTACGCCTATCCCACGCAGTCTGAAGCGTGGGAATCGTTCCTCATCCGCAAACGCCGCCGGGTTGAGTACCTGAACGATCAACTGGATTACGCCTTAAGAGTTCAGAGCAAAGCCGAATCCACCCCACCACCGCAAGGCGATACAGCATGACCCGCCCCCTCCCCGCCGTCGCCCTGCTGCTTCTCACCGCCTGCCAACTCGCCCCAGCCCATGCCGATGGACTACCAGACAGCCTGCCCCCCGACCCCGCCCGCCCCGGCTGGCGTCCCCCCGCCGCAAGGGCCTACCAGCCTGCTGTGGGCGCTGCCTTTGATTTTGAGCCTGGTCGGGGTCCTTTGGTTGACCCACATGCAGAGGACCGCATCTGGCTCGTCACCCCCGGCGCCTGGGGGGCGGCAACGGGTCCGGTATCGCTACCCCCGCCGCTTGTGGTAGCGCCGCCCGGCTGCCGCCCTGCCCCTGCTGCTGTGCCGGGGCCTGCTGGGGTGGCAGTCGCTGCTGGTGCGTTCACGTTCTCTCGCAAACTTCGCAAACGGATCCATGTCTAACCTCACGCTTCAACTGGAAGGCGACGCACTGCGCGAAGCCATCGCACAGTCGATCCTTGGGCATCTCACTCCCGAGGCGCAGAAAGAGCTGCTGGACAAGGCCATTCAAGCGGTGCTGGCGCCCAGCACAAACAGCTATGACCGTGGCAAGTCACCACTGCAGCGAGCATTTGAGGATGCCGTTCAACGGGTGGCGCAGCAGGAAGCCGTCCGAATGATGACGGAAGACGAATCGGTAAAAGCCAAGATGCAGCAGCTTCTGCGCGACACTGCCGACAAGGTGCTGGCTGCTGACACCGACAAGCTGGCCGAAAAGATGTCAGAAGCGTTCGTGGCCTCGATGCGGAGGGACTACTGATGACGGTTGGGCTGCTGGGGACGGGGGCCATGTTCCACGCTTCACGACAACTTCGACGGAGGACTTCACGATGACTCAAGAGACATACGAAAACTTGATGCGCGTCATAGAGAAACGGAAACGCCAGGCACGCATAACAGGCGACTGGCACGCCTACCGCGCCGCATCAGAAGAAGCAATCAGGCTGCAATCCCAATTTCACAGTTGCCGACCATGACCACAACGCCAAACTTCGACGACCTCTCGCCGCCGGATGAGATGGTCGAGTGCTGGTCGCCACCTGGGCAGCGAGCGATCACCCTCGCCTACCGAGCCGGCGCCCGTCACGGCTGGGAGCAGGCCCGCCAGCTCTGGCCGGAGCCCATCACGGATCGGCCGCCGACTGAGGCGGATGGGGATGATGATGGCTGGGTGCAGATGCAGTCTCCGCTGGACTTCTGCCCCCTTGGTTGCCTGAAAAAATGGATCGACAAATGACCCCCACCACCGACTACCGCGCCGCGCTGGCGGAGCTTGCGGACGAACTAGAGAGGCAGGCGAACTACATCCACCGGATCGAAGGCGACGACCCTACCGGGCATCCACTGGCTGACCGCGCCCGCGAGCTTCTCGCCGCGCCCGAGGCGGTGGGGGTGGCGGATGAGGAGATTCTGGCGGTGGCCGGTGATGGCTTAGGGCGTTGGATCGACACAGATGAGACGGAGGGCCTTCTTGCGTTCTCCCGCGCCCTCCTGTCCCGCTACGGCACCGCCCACCCCGCGCCGGTCCCGGTGGGCGAGCGTCTGCCGGAGCTACGAGGGATGTTTGAGCGGACGATTGCTGTTGCACAGGCTTCTCAGGATCCCGTTGGGCACATCCAACTGGCAGACCGTCTCATTGACGCCGTGAAGCAGTGGGCGCTGCCGCTGCCGGGGGATCCATGAACGACGCCACTTACCAGGATTACTGGGTCACCGTCCGCCACGACGAAAGCCGCACCGAGGACTTCCCCGTGCGCTCGCACTCTGCCCATGGTGCCCGTGCCCAGCACCTGCAGCGCCACCCTGGCGCCCGCGTCATTGCCGTTCGCCTGAAACAACGATGAAACCCAGCATCTACTTCGCTCTTGCCCCGGTCTGTTTTCTGGCCTCGCAACTGGTCACTAGCCCGCAATGGGAGGGGTTTCTTGGTGGCGCTGGTTTTGGCATGGTCATGGTCGGGCTAATCAAACTCAGCGCCAACCCATGACGCTGATCCGCGCCCGCTGGCACGACGGCGCCTTCTCACCCGATGGCACTGCCTCCCGTGCTGCCTGCCAGGCCCTCAAGCCCAACGAGCGCGTGGTGCTGGAGATTAACCGCACCCGCTCCTGGCGCTCCCACCGTCACGCCTTCCACGAGCTGGACGCTGCCTGGGCCACCCTGCCCGAGCACCTGCAGCAGGCACCATGGGCGGCAAACCCCGATATGTTCCGCAAGCACCTGCTGATCGTCTGCGGCTACTCCCACAGCCGCGTCATCACCACGGCCTCGCCCATCGAGGCCCGTCACATTGCGTCGGTGCTGTCGCAGCTTGCCACTGAGGCGCATGGGTACTCGATCACCGATGTCAGGGGTGGCGTCATAACATTGTGGACTCCTAAATCAATGGCCTACCGCAGCATGAGCCGAAAGGAGTTTGAGGAGGTCAAAGCGGCTCTCCTAAACGCTGCTGTATCAATGCTAGAGACTGCCTAATTAGGCCAATAGCTTGTATAATTGGGGTGCCTCAGCGGCTTGCAGGCCCTGAGGCGTGACCAACTCACTTGGGATGAGCTGATGCGCAAGATCATAGACCAAGCTGGCCGCCGTTACGGCAAGCTGCTTGTGCTAGAGAGGGCACAAGATTACGTCACGCCTAGCGGAGCACGGGAGGTCAAATGGCGCTGCCAGTGCGACTGTGGCAACATTCTGGAAGTCAGAAGCCGCTCATTAGGCGCTGGCAACACCAAAAGCTGTGGTTGCATGAGGGATCTAGGGCTGGCGGCCAGAAGCACAACGCACGGCATGAGGAAAACCCCTGAATACAAAGCTTGGGCCGGGATGAAAGCACGTTGCTTTCGCCCCTCAGCCGGCCATTATCCCGATTATGGCGGCAGAGGCATTACGGTCGCTCCTGAGTGGCTAAACTTTGAAACTTTTTTTCGTGACATGGGGCCAAAGCCAAGCCCCAGCCATTCGTTAGACAGGATTGATGCCAATGGGGACTACTGTGCGGGAAACTGCAGATGGGCGACTACTGCTCAGCAGATGAGAAATAAGCGAAACACCGTGTTGGTTACATACAACGGCCAACGCATGCCACTCATAGCCGCTGCAGAGTTGGCTGGTATTAAGCCCGCTACTGTTCATGCACGGCGCCGGAACGGATGGCCGGATAATCGTCTGCTTGAGCCGGTTGCCCCATGGCCTAGGGCAGCCCTATGCAGAGCATGAGCTACCGCACGATGGACCGCGAGACGTTCCAGGCAGTCAAGGATGCGCTGCTGGATGCTGCCGCCAACCTGCTGGGCACTACCGCTGATCGCATCGACCCGGCCGCCTAACGGGCCATGCCGTACGGATGCCGTACAATCACAGGGCAGCGCTTGGCTACTTGCCATGACATCTCGACTTGAGCTTCGCCTTAGCGACACAGCGGCGCAAAACCTAGAGAATTTCGCAGAGGAAAGCGGCACCACTAAGGCGGAAATCATCAGAAGGGCTCTAACCCTGTACGCGCTGGCGAAAGACAGTGGCCTCTACACCCGCAAAGACGGCGTAGAGCAGCGGATCTTGGTCCTTTGATCTACTTCGGAGCAGATACGCGAACCCGCGTAAGCGCCCACACCACCCGCACCCACCACGGCGGCCCGATCTGCTGCGCCACCTTCCGCCAGTGTTGCAGGTCCACCCCCTGCCCA